CATTTGACCCAGAGTTGTTAAAGAGAGCATATATAAACACAATTAAATGGACTTTAAATAAAATAAAATTAGTAAAGGTTGAATAACTATGATAGCAATAAATAAATCGAAGATGCCTAAAAATTGTTTTGAATGTTTATTTAGGCATAAAGTAACTACAAATTCATTAGGTGAATTTCATATAATAGATAGTTGTTTTATTACAAAAGAAGAAATATTTGGACATTTAAAAACAAGATCACAAAATTGTCCTTTAATAGAAATAAATGAGGTGGAAAACGATTAAAGTGAATATAAAAACAGTAAAAGAAATAATGAACAAATATAACTCAAAAATAACGGATTTAGACAAAGAAATCCCTATAACTACTAAAGTGGCAACAAATGCTTGTATATTTAAGATTTGTTTAGATAATAGGGGTATATTATATTATGATATAATTCCTAGTCCACTAGGTACATTTTATTTTGAATGGAATACAAAAGATTATTCTGTGAGTGTTTCTATTGGTGAATCACCCATTATAGAAGTAGAAACATTAAATAAAAAAGATAATAAATGTATTATAACAAAATATCATTGGCAAAAAGATATAGAAAAATTATTAAATATGTTAAAGGAGTTAAATAATGAAAAAGAACGAAAGAATTTCAATTAGTATATATAAACCTGTATGTAAACATTTACAATTTTCAATTACTGAATATCACGATGGTTATATTGATGAAGATTCAAGATGTGATATTACATTAGAAAAATGTAAATCAAAGGGTTGTAAAAATAAAGAATATAAAGAAGGCATTACTTATGATGACATAGTAGAACTAATAACACAAACAATATATAATGAAAAAGTAATTGCTTGTAGCAGTATAGAGTGTCCTGACGATAAAGTAAATTGTGCTAATTGTCAAAAATGGAAAGAAATAGAAGATTTATCAAAAATAATATTAGATAATATACTTAAAGGAGTAAAGAAATATGAAAAGAAAATTATTAAAAACAAAATTTGATATAAATAAAGCAATATTAAAAGGCTATAGAATAGTAGATGGTTATGATAAAGATTTAATAACTTTGCAACTTCTTGGAAATATAGAAATGAATCCTTTGGTATTATCTGCCATAGATTATATTGCTGGTGCTTTATATTCAACTAAATATGAAAAATATGCTTATATACCTGAAGATAAAATATATATTCAAAGTTTAGAAGAATTTATTGATTTACTTGGTCAAGGTAAAGAAATACAACAAGAAGATTATGATAGTATAAAATATTGTATGAGAGCAGGCGTAATATATGCTCATTGTGAAGAAAATGATAAATATAATATAAACCCCGAAATTATATTTGAAAAAGATAAATTTTATTACAAGGGGGATTAATAATTATGAACGATTTTATAGATAGTATTATACAAGCAGCAATTACAATACTAATAATAGTGGGAATAATATTTATTATAGTTTATAGTGATTGCCATAGTAAAGTAATATTATATTATAAATTACAAACACCTTACGGAATAAAATATGAAGATATAGCAACCACAAATAGTGAAAAATGTAAAATAATATATAATAATTTAATAGATAAAACTAATTATGGTTGTGTTTCTAAATGGAAATATACATTTTCCAAAGAATATAAATAATAAAAAGAATAATAGTAAAAATAGTAATAATGAGGTAAAAATGTCAATAAAAATAGATATAGAAATGCCAAAAAGTTGTTTATCTTGTCCATTATTTATACATGGTGAAGGTAATGAAATGAATGGAGTATTAGAAAGTACTTGTAGAATATTACCTATAAGAGATTTAGACGGTAAAGTTATATGTTATCAAAAGGTATTTAAAACTAAAGAAGATTTTATGGCAAAAAAACGTAATAAACATTGTCCATTAAAGGAGATTTAGAAAATGACTAAAAAATACGGAGTTCAATCAATAGGTTTAATAGCACCTATAATAAGAGAAGGCGATAGTATTGTAAAAATAGTAAGCGATACTGTATTAAATTCAGGAATACAAATAGAAGATAAGGATATTATTGGTATTACTGAAAGTGTTGTAGCAAGATCATTGGGTAATTATGTTACAATAGATGAAGTTGCAGAAGATATTAAAAGAGTATTACATAATCCCAAATATGTATATTTAGAAGGACCTATTTATTCTCGTAATAGGTTTGCTCTTATATTGAAAGCATTTGCCAGAGCAGTAAAAGAAAATGTTTATATATGGATGCCTGATGTAGATTATGTAGGAAACGTAGCAGAAAATCACCCTTTTACTGGTTTGAATTACAGGAAATACTATAAAGAAATAGTTGAATCAGAAGGTAAAAAATGTTTTATTAGTAATGATAGGTCTGACTTTATTAATATTTGGCCGGATAGCAGTAATACTGGACCAATACGATTTCCTGATGAATATAAAGTTAATTGTCATAATATCCTATATAAATATGATAAGATATATCATAACTTAACTGATTTTTGTAAAGATAAATGTGAATGGGGTTTATTGGGTTCTAATAAGGTAAGTGAAGAAAAACTTAAATTATTTCCTGATAAAGTGTCTTCTGAAATGACGGTACAGCTAATACAACAATATATAGCATTGAAAACAGGTAAAAAAGTAGAAGTTATGGTTTATGGCGACGGATGTTTCAAAGATCCTATCGGTGGTATATGGGAATTTGCAGACCCTGTTGTAAGTCCTGCTTATACTGATGGTCTTGAGGGTACACCAAATGAAGTAAAAATAAAGAATTTAGCCGATGAAAAGTTTAAAGATTTAAACGGTGAAGAATTAAATAATGCTATTAAAGAAGAAATTAAAAATAAGAAAAAAGATTTAAAAGGTAATATGTTATCACAAGGAACTACACCACGAAGAATTACAGATTTACTTGGTTCCTTAATGGATTTAACAAGTGGTAGTGGTGATAAAGGAACTCCTATTGTTTATGTAAAAAACTATTTTAAAAACTATGGAACGGAGAAATAACTATGGCAGGATATTGTTACAAATATAAAAACAAATGTATTACCTTAGAAACAGGTTGTGGTAATCCTAATTATTGTTATTCAATTTCCACTTACACAGGCAAAGTAAAGTTTGGGTATAATGATGTGGCAGACGCTTCTTATATGTTTAATAAGGCTCAAGAATATATTGATACACATTATGGAGAAGTAAATGGGTGTCCCGAAGATTGCCCTGGATTTAATAAATGTAAAGATAAGGAAGGGGATAATTAAATGAGCAGAAGGATGGATATTAAAGCAACTATTGCTAAAATAGTATTAGAAGTAAAAGAAGAATTAGCAAAAAAGAATTATAAAGATAAAGACAAGGAATTAGTTTATATTGTTGCTTTATCAATAGCAAAGTATGTACAAGAACTAGAAAAATTATGAAAACAAATAAACCAATTAAACGAAGTAAACCAAAATATAAAGTTGGTGATAAAGTAGAATATATTAATGCCGATGGTACTAGAGATTCACTTTCCATTGTTACCAGGAAGTTTGATAAAACAAAATGGGAATGGTATTATATAGAATATACTAATGCACTAAGCCTTTTTGCTTTTAAAGGTGCTTATGAAAGTAAAATAATAGGAAAAAATTAAGATATAATTAGTATAATATTATATAAAGGAGTACAAATATGACAGTAGAAGAAGTAACAAAATTAATTACTAATTTAGATGAATATGAAAAAGCGGTAAAACATTTAGAAAAAAGTTTACAAAAATTAAAAGAAAGACAAGATTTTGATATTTATATTTCTACAGATAGTTTTAGGGATGAACATACAATTTACTTTAATTATTTAGATAAATTGATTACAAAGGATATGTTTCAAGAATTTATACAGAAATGTATAGATAAATTCAATACTAAAATATTTGAAATAAAAGATATGATAAATAAAATGGAAATAAGGTCTTGATGTTATGAAAAGGAGATATAAATATGATAGCAATAAAAGATATGGATATGCCAAGCGGATGCAAGAAATGTAATTTCCGTATTTTTGAAGAAGGATGGGGAGATTATTGCAGTGCAAATAAAAAGGTATTAGGATGTTTTGAATTGGATAAAAGACCTAAACATTGTCCTTTGGTGGAGGTAGAAAATGAATAAAGAAGATTGCTCTAATTGTAAATGTTATTATAAATGTCATAAGAACAGTGAATTTTTGGAACAAATATATAAACGTTTGGAATGGGTATTACTTTGGCTATTTTTTATTATGATAGGTAGTTGTTCAAGTAATGTACGAGTTGATAATTTAGACACTACAAATGTTACTCTTATGGATATTAATAAGAAACTAAATATATTAGTACAACAGCAAAAAGAAATAATAAATAAAGGAATACAAAATGATTGATTTTCTTGGCTTATAATTTTTACAATATTTATTATTGATTGTATAGCAATAGGAGTTCTTACATTATTTATTTTATATTCCGCAATAAAGGATATTAAAGATGAAAGTAAGACAAGCAAAGAAAATATATAATAATTTAATAGTGAATAAGTGTAAATACAGTAAGCAACAAAAAGATACTGCTTGTCATATTATCGTAAAGTATTATATTCATTATAAAGAGTTATTAGAGCCAAAGCAATATGAGTTCTTCGCTAATTCAGAAGAAAAAAAGAAAGATAGTACAGTATACGAACTATACACATATAACAATGGTGAAAAAGTTACTATTGGTTATTCAGAAAATATGACTGATGAAAAAGAACTTGAAATAAAATATAAATAAACATTTAAAAAGGAGATACTATGAGAGATTTTATAAAAGGCTATAAAGAATACTTTATTAGTGTTTTTGAATCTTTTTCTACCTTATTTAAGATATTGTTTAAGTGGGATAAAGAAGACTTAGGACAATTATGTGCTTGTTTAACTTTAATTATATTAACGGTTATTTTATTTATAGGTATATTTAAAATTACTAATTATTATGGAAAAATGGAAGTAAGAAAAAGCATATCAAGTGCTTCGGAGGTATTAAAATGAAAAGTAATTTTAATATAGTAAAATATACACATGAACGCATAAATGAGGCTATTTTAAAAGACTCTTGCCAACGATTTATCAACTTACTTTGTGATGATTTAAAGATAAATCATTTGGATGTTCGTGAAACTTTAATTGAAGAATTATATAAAGGCTCAGTAACATCAGTAGAAGGTAACAAACGTATAATAACCTTTAGATTTCCTAGAGTGAAGGAGGGTAAATGAAAATAGTAGCATTTTCAGATTGTCATTGGCTGTACAAACAAATTAAGAAACCATACCCAAAAGCAGATATATGTATATTTGCAGGTGATTGGTGTGGTAGTGGTGAATCTTTATACGAAACACTGCAGTTTGTTAATTGGTTTGAGAAACTGCCGTATAAAAATAAAATAGCAATTCCTGGCAACCACGATATTTTTTGCGAAAATAACCAAGCATATTGTAAGGAATTATTTGAGACAAGGGGTGCTACTTTACTTATTGACGAATTAGCAGTAGTCGAGGGTATAAAGATATATGGTACGCCTTGGTGCCCCGAATTTAATAACTGGGCTTATATGAAAGATGAAAAAACCCTTAAAGATATATTTAAATTAATTCCTGAAAGAGTAGATGTTCTTGTTACTCATACACCGCCGAAAGGTATATGTGACCCTAACGGTTATGGTAGTGAAGAATTAAGAAAAGCAGTAATAGATAAGAAACCTAAAATACATATCTTTGGACATGCTCACGAAGGTTATGGTTATCACGAAAACATAAATACAAAACATTATAATGTAAGTGTTTGTAGTGATAGTGATGCCGAACATCATTATACTTATGAACTAATAAACCCTATTATGGAGATTAAATATTAATTTTTTAGTATAATATATTATAGGAGAAATAAATATGAAAATAAATGTGCAATTTTTAGTTGTTAGAAAAAATAATGAAATTATTCAGGTACATCCACTAGCCGACCAATATACAGAAGTACCATTAGAACTTGATACAAAAGATATGAGTGATCAAGATATTCTACATTTTTATAGATATGCGTCCAAACCTGATGCTTTAAGAAAATTAGCAGATTGTTTAGAAAAAGGTACTCTATATGAATGTCAAGAAGCAAAAGACCTTTGTGGCAAATTTGGTTCTATTGATATAAGTATAATAGAAAAAGAAGTTGAAATAAATTAGTTTTCATTTAAATTTTTGAGGTAATTTTTATATGAAAATGATTAAAGTTATTAAAGCTAAGGACGAATTTTACCCAAGTGTATTGGATGTTATGAGTGTTGAAGATTTTATTAAAAAACTTGAAAATGAAGAATTTGATTGGGAATTTAATGGTAAGATATATCAAGACACTTGTGATATAGTTGTTTATGGTGACAATGATTCATTTGTATCAGAATTAACTTTAGATTATGAATTAGATATGGATAGCCCTGAAGAAACTTATGATAATCATAGTTCTAACATCTATTATCGCATGACAAGTGGTTATTATGAATATATTAAAATAAAATCATTAAAAATAACTAAATTAGATGGCAAAACAGTAGACTATAATATATCTCCTGATAGTAAATTTGCTAAAAATTTAGAACATATAATATATGAAGATGAAAATCTTAATTACTGGGAAGATAGTTATGAAGGTGATTAAAATTTAAGTCCTTACCTGCAGTGGCGAACACCTATCAAGATTATTTTTTTGGTAGGTGTTTTATTTTACTTTTCATTTATATTTATATATTATAATTATTGAGGATTTTATATGAAATTTATTAAAGTGACATCAAAAATAAAATTAGAATATCCATACTATAATGTATCAGTTTATGAATATGGTGGTTCTCTTGTGCATGAAAAAGATTTCCAAAATAAACAAGAAGCTAAAAAATATTTTGATTTATTAAAAAAGAAATACAAAAATAAAAATGATGTTGAGTTGTATGAGCAAAAAAGTAAAGATTCATTTAACATTATAGAAACATATAATTCCACAGAAGATGTGAGAAAAGATGATGGCGGTTATAAACAAGGTTATAAAGATGGAAAATATATGTTTAAGCATCATTACCCAGAAGATCCAGATGATATACATGAAAAACATTCAGAAGAATATGAGCGTGGTTATTGGGACGGTGTAAATGATGAAAAAGAGAAACAATTTTATAAAAATTCTTCAGAACAACCTACAACCCCAAAACCAACAACAACTTTACCAGATAATATGGAGTATGCATGGGATCCGAAAGCAAATCAATGGATTGCGGTAATGAAAGATAATCCCGTAGTTACACCTCCTACATATAATCCTAATAATGTAAATAATTTAAATAGTACAACTACTACTCAAATGTATACACCTATTAAATCTACTTTAATTGATTCTTTAAATCAATTTTTAGACGGTGATAAATATTCAAAAGAAATTAAAATTGAAAAAGGTTTAATTAGTGGTGGTCTTATTAAACTTGCGGGCATCAATCCTATTCGTGGTCCTAAATATTCTATTACTTATAAAGGGTTAAACTTACTTAAACAAGCAGCACAACAAGAATATAATAAAGAAAAGAAGTCTTATTTAATTGATTGGTATACAAAAGATATTTCTACTGTAGATACTACTGCTAAAACTATTAAATCTGAAGAATCTACTAATGAACGGTTAGAAAAATCTTGGAATAAATATTATCCGTTATTTATAGAAGATTTGAATAATTACACAATTACTGAAGAAAATTATTCTGATGAAGATCCAATAGCAATACAATTAAAAAGTGTTTTAAAAGCACTATTTGATTCAGAAAATGATAAAAATTCAAATATAGATACTTATTTATATACTACACAATTATTTAAAGATATGATTATTGAAAATACTAAAAAAGGACAAAGTGTTCTTTTAGAAAGTCAAATGCCTAAATTTAGTATTTTTGAAAAAGATGGCAGTGAGTTAGCACAAATTGAAGCAAAAAATTCTACAGATGCTAAAGTTAAATTTATTATGGAACATCCTGAATATGAAGGCAGTCAAAGTATTGAAGTGAAAGAAATTGATTCTGCTTATGGTGAAACAACAATACAAGGTTTAGATTTTCCTAATCAATCAGTAAGTCCTAGTACAGATATTAAAGTAGATACAAAAGGTTGGGTAAATGTTCAATCAGCAAAATTAACACCTCAATTATTATCTTTAGGTGGTATTTTAGATCCTTATATAAAAAATGGTTCAGTAGGTGTTTCTATTGAAGATGAAAATAAAGGTAATATTTCTGTTAGAGGTGATGCTAAAACTATAAATACAATAGAAAGTAAAGTAAGAGATTTAGGTATTTTTTGTAATAACGAAACTTTACCTGCAGATGAAGGCAAAGGAATTTATACATTAAATATATTTTTAGGGGACTAATGCTTTTAACATTAAAAAGAACTTATAAAGGATCAGAATATACTATTGGTAAATTATATATCAATAAAGAATATTTTTGTGATACTTTAGAAGATGCAATAAGAGAGAAGAAGATTTATGCCGAAACTGCTATACCCTTTGGTAAATATGAAGTAACAATATCTTATTCGCCAAGATTTAAAAAGAATTTGCCTTTATTATTAAATGTACCTAATTTTGAAGGTGTTAGGATTCATAGTGGCAACACAAAGGATGATACAGAAGGATGTATTTTAGTAGGTTTTAATAAAGAAAAAGGTAAAGTATTAGATAGTAGAGTTACATTTACTCGTTTAATGAATAGAATAAAACCTATGTTTGAAATGAAAGAAAAAATAGAATTGGAGATTGTATAAATGTTATATCGTGGTAGAAGGTATATAAACACTTGCTTCGTTTCAGTATTTAGACAGCTTTTTAAAAATCATCCACAATTTCCTTGGGTAAAAGAGTTTTTAAATACTAAAATATATATTGACGAAAGTTATCCAAGAGGTGAAAGAAAATTCCCTTGTATTATTTGTAATGATGTAACAGATAATGATTTCTTTGAAACTTCTTTTGATAGAAATTTTCAAGAAGATGTTTATAATCAAGATGGAACTATTAAAGGTTCTATTCATGGTATGACAATTAAACCTGTTATTCAAGTTTCTATTTCTGCATTAACAAAATATGATTGTGAAATAATTTCAGATTATATTTGTAGTTTTATTCAATATTATGCTCATGACAAATTTGCTGATGCAGGTATTGAAATATTAAATGCAAGTGGAACTGCTCCTCAAACAGAAGAATATGGTAAAAATAATATTTATACTGTAAATATTACTCTTAATCTTTATGCAGAGTGGCAGAAATTTATTCCTATTGAAAATAATATAATTGAAAAAGTTACTGTACCTACTATTGGTATACTTTATGAACAAGATGGACAAATAAGAGTTCAAAATGAAGAAAATGCAGTTATAATACCAACAGAGGAGTAAGTATTAAATTTTCTTTAAAATATATTATAATATTAATATAATCATTTAAATTTGTATAGGTGAATTTATGAAATGGATTAAATTAGCAAAAAAAGAAGAAATAACTAATAACGATGTTGAAACCGTAAAAGAAATAATAAAAGAATATAAAGATGTTATAGAAGGTTTAAAAGATAAATGATTAATCCTGAAACAATTTCTAAAATTAATGAAATAGTACAAAATACAAAAACAAATAGAAATTGTTCTGGTTGTTTATCATCTTATTTATATTATAATACAATTGAAGAACAGATAGCATCAATCGTATATAGTTTAATAAAAGGACATTATTTTATTGATGGTAATAAAAGAACTGCATTTGTAGTATTTATATTTCTATGTAAGAAGAATGGTATAAGTCCAGCAAATATAAATTTTGTAAATATTTTTGAAGAATTAGCATCAAAAAAATTATCTATTCCTGAAGTTGCAGAGATTTTATTTAATAAAAAATTTATAAAAGAATCTTCTTGGATTAAATTACTTTCTAAAATAGTTAAGAAAGATAATAAGTACCAGGTTCAATCCGAGAAAGGAAAGAACTTGGGAACTTATGATACTAAAGAAGAAGCAGAAAAAAGATTAAAACAAGTTGAATATTTTAAACATAAAAATAAATAAATTATGAAAAATATTAGAAATAAAAAATTACAACAATTGTGTGAAAAAGAATTAGGTTTAAAAGATATTATTTTAAATTTTGATAATGGCTTAGTTTATATATATTCTGATGATGACGAAACAGCTGATAAACTCGCTAGAGCAGAAAAACAAATAATATTAGGTGAAAGTGGCGCAATAAAATCTTTTTTAAATTATAGTATAGATGATTGGTTTAATATTATAAAAGATTGGTACGATAATAATTTAGATATTAATTTTGATAAAAAATCTAATTGGATTAGAATTATTTCTGCTAAAACAAAGAAAACAAGTCCAAAAGTTAAGAAAATAGTTAAAAAACCTACTAAAACAACTAAAAAGACAATAAATACATCAAAACGCTTTAAAATTAAACCCAATAAGGTTTTAAAGAAGAAACCTAATAAGACTATTAAACCCACTAAAAAACCTTATAAAACACAAAATAAATCGGTTTCCAAGCGTTATAAGATAAAACCAAAAAGCATATATCCTTTGCAAGATGTAAGTTTACCTGTTTTTGAAGATTTATTAGAGCAAGGCTATAATATGGCCACATTTATAGCGCATCCAAATGCTTGTAAATTTTGTAAAAGTATAAATGGTAAAACTTGGACATTAAAAAATTTAATTGATACTACTGAATATGAGGCACCTATATTTTTTCACAGCCACGTAAATGCACAAAGTGAAATGAAAGTTTGGGATAAAAATGGTGAATTACCCGATGTTTATGTAAATTATGAGGGCAACATAAGATAAAAGAGGAATTATGGAGGGACCAATTAGAATCGCTTATGTTTGTGATAAACATTACTTACCTTATTTACAAAAATCAATAGAATCTGTTAAAAGATATAATAAAAATGTGGATATAGTTGTACTAACAGGGGATAAAGATTTAGAAGTTCCTGGTGCTAAAACATTTTATTATGAAATGGATTCTTCTTTGTTTAAATTTAATAAAAATGATAGAATGAAAAATGGTGTTTATCATAAATTATTTTTACCTTTACTTCCCTACGACAAAATTCTTTATATAGATTGTGATGTAATCTGTCAAAGACCATTAAACGAACTTTGGAATATAGATTGCCCTTTTATTTGTGCTACTGAAAGTTATAATATTGGTAAAAAGCAAGCAAAAGAATTAAAACTTCCTAATTATTATTTAACGGGTATGATGTTAATGAATTTAGAAGAATTACGAAAACAAAGTTTTACCGAAAGATGTTTAGAAAGATTAAAAAATACTCAAAATGTAACACAACATGATGAAACAATAATTAATTTAGAATTTAATAATAGAATAAAAAATATAGATGTAAAATATAATTATTGTAAAAATAGACCTTATGATAATCCTATATATGAAAGTGATGCTTATTTATTACATTTTGTTGGTAGTGATAAAAGTCAAATATTAAAACGAACAAATTTTGAAGAATTAAATAAATTAAAAGAATTTATAAAAGATAAAAGTGTTGCTATTGTTGGAAATTCACAATCAATATTTAGTAAGAAGCAGGGCAAAAGTATAGATAATCACGATATAATTATAAGATTTAATAAAGGTTATCCTATAAGAAAAGATAGTCAAGGTACAAAAACTGATATTTTATTTTTGGCATGCACTTTAACACCTCAAGAATTAAAAATTTTTAATACCAAATATACCGTAAGAAGATCTAAATATTGTGGTAATAAATGCAATTTTGATTTAACTACTAATGATAAGATACAATTTATACAAGAACCTAATGAAGAAAGTAAAAGAATAAAAGAAAAAGTATCACAAGCAAGTACAGGTTTTATTGCTTTACAATTTTGTTTATCTTCAGAGTGTAAATCAATAGATTTGTATGGTTTTGATGGATTTAAAAATGTAACTTACTATAATAAACCTAATTATAAAACTACTCATAACGGTAATAAAGAATTAGATAAAATATTAGAATATGAAAAATATGGATTGGTAAATGTAAAATGATTTCTGTTATAATGAGTTGTTATAAATCTAATAAAGAATGTTTAAAACAATCTATTGAATCAATATTAAATCAAAGTTATACTAATTTTGAATTTTTAATTGCTGATAATGGTGAAGATTTTGATTTAAAACACTTTATAGATAATTTTAATGATAACCGTATAAAATATATTAAGAACGATCCAATAATTCATCCTGCACTATCTTATGATAAATTAGCACATATAGCAAAAGGTGATTATGTAGCAATACAAGACCACGATGATATTTCTTTGCTTGATAGATTATTAATAGAAAAACAAGAATTAGATAATAATAAAGAATTACAATCAGTGAGTTCAAGAGTACATATATTTGGTAATAGTAATTATGATGATGGCGAAGAAATGGAATCAAATCAAGTACAAGAAGAGTTAATATTTTGGCAACCAATAAAGCAACCTACATTTATGAAACGAAAAGAATTTTGTAATAATTATAAATACAATCCAGATTATTTTATTTATGATTATGAATTTTGGAGTAGAACAAGAAAAATACCTCATAAAATAATAAATAAAATATTATTAAATTATAGAAAATCATATTTAAATTCAAGTGTTGAAAGAAGTAATAATATAAGAAGAGAACATTGTTTAATAGTTCAAAGAAATTTAAAAGAGTTAGATATAAATTTCCCAATAGAATTATGTAAAATGCTAGACCCTTTTAATTGTAAAAAATTTAATAAAGAATTTGTAAATATCTTTATAGATAATAGAGAAAAATTATTAAAACATATTAGCATAAATCTTTACGAAAGAAAATTAAATGAAATAAAAATTAAATCTTTTTAGTAGAATTCATTTATATTTATATATGTTTATAAACAATAAATTTCTATTGAGAGGTATAAAATAAATGGCATTATATCGTGTTCCTGGGGTCTATTTTTCAGAGACCACACAAAGTTTAGGTTCAACTGCTTCTGGTTATAATAGGACAGCAGTTATTGGACAAGGTCAATTATATACTACAATTAAAAATTTAGAATTGACAAAATCAAAAGTTGTTACACCTAAAGCAAATATTATTTTAAGTGATGTTACACCTATTGTAGGTGAATATACACCTGCAGTTGGTAATTATGTTTTATGGACAGATACAACAGCACCCGCTGCTGGTAAAGTTCAAATTGGTTTAGTAAAAGCACATTGGATTAGTGATGGTACAGTTTCCGTTGGTGACTTCGTTATTTTAGAAGATACAGAAGATTCTTATGGTTATAAATTAGCATTAGAAGGTGATGCTAATGCTTTACAAGTAATTGCAACTATTCAAGGTAATGGTTTTGCAACTTCAACAGAAGCAACAGAAGGTGCTTTACAAATTATTGCTGCGCCGACAGATACAGATACAATTAAATTACCTAATGGTACAAATGCTGTTGCTGGTGATATTTTAGAAGTTGTAGGTCTTGGTAATATTTCTGGTTTTTATAATTATACATTAGGTATTGATTATACTATTAATACTGATAATACAACTATTACTTGGATTTCAACAAATAAACCTGTTGCTGGTTCAACTTTTTATATTACATATAAATTAAATAAGAGTGCATCCAGAGGTGATTTTAAACCGACATTATTATTTAATCAAACGGCAATTGCAGAAGTTTATGGTCCTGAATATCTTAATGGTGTAATTCAACCTATTACATTAGCAGCAGACTTAGTATTAGAAGGTCAAACATTACTTGGTGGTGGTGTTTATTGTGTTCAAGTACCTGATAATACAGATGCTTCTTATAAGAAAGCCATTGATGATTTAATGGATTTTAATGTACAAACAGTGATTATCTTAAAACAAGATTCTATTGCTTTAAGAAATTATTTAATACAAAATTTAGAAACTTGTTCTTCTGCTTTATATGGTAAAGAAAGAACAACATTTATTATTCCTAATAGTGATACTTTAAGTACAGATACCATTGTTGCTCAAAGAGAAGGTTTAATGAATGATAGGGTTACATATTTTGCTAACAATAAAGTAACAATTACTTTGGCAGATGCTGAAACACAAGAAGAAACAGATGTTGAATTAAGTGCTATTTATGCTCTTTGTGCTCTTTCTGGTATTGAAGGTAATCCTGAATATGGTTATAGTGAACCTATGCTAAGGAAAACCTTACCTGCAAGAATTACATTAGTTGGTGACCAAAGATTTGATCCTTCTGAAAGAAATTATCTTTGCAGCAATTTCTTGAGTATGCTTGACTTCAATGAAAATACAAATCTAACCCAAGTATTTGATATATTTACAACTAATAGTTCATCAGTTATTACTGAAACAAGACAAGTTAGAAGAGTTACAGATTTGATTAGAACTGATTTAAGAAAACAACTTGCAATTTATATTGGTAAAAAGAATACACCTGCAACTGCAAGTTCTGCTCAAGTTAAAACGGAATCAATTCTTACAAATTATGTAAGTGTGGAAGAAATTAAAGACTTTAGAAATGTTACAGCAAATTATGCTGCTAATAATCCTAAACAATTAGATATTTCATTCCAATATTTACCCTTGTTTGAGATTCGTTGGGTAAATGTGAGTATATCTATAAATATTGATTAACTACTTAAATAATTAAATAAAAGGGCTTCTTATAAAAGGGAAGCCCTTTTTTCATTTATATTTATATAATACTTAAAGGATTTAATTTAAATGTCAGTACAAATATCTTGGACAATACCTTATACAATATTACAGGATGCTTCTTATACAAGCATTAATATCTATCGTGGAACAAATGAAAGTGATGATTCTTCATATATTTTATTAACCAACATTGATAGATGGGTTAATAATGATCCTACACAGGAAGTAGATACTTATACAGACGATAATGGTAAAGAAACTGAATATTATTATGTAAGGTATAAAAAAGATAATGGTACACTTTCTAAAATTCTTTTAACTACATTTGATTTAAACCCTAAACAATTAAGATTGGTAAATTCTTTAAGAAAAATGTTAGATCCTATTATTACTTCTGATATTTTACAAGATGGTACAATGAGACCTATGGAAGATACAGATTTAATGATGGGTATAAATATGGCTTTAGGTTTTTGGAATAGTTATCCCCCGACTACTGAACATACAATAGCAAATTTTCCTAAACAATATGAATCTATTCTTCTTATGTTTGCACAATATTTTACAATACTTTCAAAAATGTTGGGTTTAGAAATCAGAGACTTTACATATTCAGATAATGGATTATCTTTAAATCAGCAATTTACACCTGCTATACAAAATGCATTAACTCAAATACTTGGTTTTATTAATCCATTAATGCAAAAAACTAAAATGGAGTTTTCAACAGGTTCAGCATCTTGGCTTGGTAGTGCTCAATTTTCAGTTGGTTTAAACGGCCGTCTGGGGACATACCCTCTTGATATAATTTCCCTATTTAGGTCATTAACCACAAATTGATAAAATTTAGTATAATATAAATATAGGTATTGAGAACACCTAGGACAGTTTAAAATTTGTTAATAAATATATAATACTAGAAATAGTATTATCAAAACCGTAGAATCTGTCCAAAGTTCTCAAAACTTAAAATTCTACGGTTTTTATTTTTATGACAATAAAAGATATTATATACTTAATTAATAATCATTTAAAAGATAAACTTATAATATTTGGTACTTTTCAACAGATAATTAAAAATAAAATAAATAAAAATATAAAAAATTTTTTAATTTCTAAATATAATTGTAAGTTTTCAGTTCCTGAATTAATTTATTTGTTAAAGAATAAAGATAACTTAAAAAATTTACATATATTTTGTCCAATTTGTGGAAAGAAAAATATATTTAGGAATTTACAAAGTGGTTATGGTTATCATTGTAGTAAAATTTGTGTATTAAAAGATAAGAATGTAAGCAAGAAAAGAAGTATTAATTCTTATAAAACCAAAGAAATAAGATATGGTGATGGTAAATATAATAATTTTAAAAAAGCGCAAGAAACTTGCAAATTAAAATATAATAATATATCTTATATGCACACGAAAGAATTTAGAGAAAAATCAAAAAATACAAATATAACATTAAGAGGTGTACAATATGCATTACAAGATAAGGATGTAAGAAGTAAATGTTATAAAACAAGAACAAAAGACGGTAAACCCTATATAAATTATAGTAAAAGTAAATTAACTTTAGAAAAACATTTTGGTAAAAATTACAGACAAATAATAACAAATAAAATAATAAATACTAATATAATAAAGACAGGAGTAAAATGTATTTTTCAATTAAAGAAATATAGAGACAAATTACAATTACAAAGTACAAAACAAAAACGATATGAAACGATGAGAAGAAATAAAACTCATTGTAATCCTTCAAAACCAGAAGATAATTGCTATAATTTGCTTTTAACAAAATTTTTAAAAGACGACATAGAAAGATCATATATGAATGATAAATATCCTTTTAAATGTGATTTTTATGTTAAATCATTAAATTTATATATTGAATGTCATTTTAGCCAATTTCATCAAGGAAAACCTTTTGATAAAAATAATAAACAAGATTTAATAAAGTTATTATGTTTACAATTAAAATCTTTAAAATTAAGAAAAAATAAAAATATAAAGAATCAATATGATTTTATGATTTATACTTGGACTGATTTAGATCCAAGAAAATTACAAACTTTTAAACAAAATAATCTTAATTATAAAATATTTTACAATTTAGATGAATTTTTAGATTGGTTTGAAACTATTTAATCTCATTAAACAAATAATTTCATTTATATTTATATATGCATATTATAATTTTAATGAGGTATAATTAAATGGCAGATCAATTTTTAAAACCTTGCGCAAGCAGATTACAACTTTCAGTACAGCATAAAATTTTTGCTGTAAATAGTGAAGGTGTAAGAACTCAAATTGGTACAGTACAAAGTATTTCACATAACCAAACAAAAGATACTTATAGAACTTTTGAACTTGGTAATCCTGAATGTGTTGAAGTAACACAAGGCCTTGTTACTGATATTAACTTAACTTTCAATAGATTACGCTTACAAACTTCTACATTATTAGATCAATTTACTGGTCAAACTGGTATCGAAAGTCTTTTTGATACAAGTTTATATTTTGACGTAGAAGACGTGGTAACTATCCCCGCTATAAATAATGATGGTACTGTAGATCCTGATGTAAGAAATGCTACAGAAAAGATTTTAAGAGTTTATAAAGATTGCACTATTTCAAACTATTCCGATACATTAAACAGCACTGGAGATATAAGAATTACCGAGACCGCAACTGTTCAGTGCAGGAAAATTGTAACACCTGGTAAATAAATTCATCTTAAACATTATTTTAAATACCCTTTCTTTTAATAGAGAGGGTATTTTTATTTTGCTATTTTCATTTATATTTATATATACATTTTAGAGGTATCGTAAATGTCCCAAAAATATAAGAAAATCGGAGCAACCACTGATGGTTATCGTGGTGAAAGAGCAGTATTAGAAGAAAGAGTAATTGAAGGTTTTGCAACTCCTAATTTTAATTCAAATAAATTATTATTAACTCCAGAATCAGAACAAACACAATATTTAACAAATAGCAATTTTCAAAATGGTTATTATATAGTTTTACCTAATGCTACTGAATTATGGAATAATTGGAAAACAACAATTATAAATAATAGTACATTTGATGTTTCTATTTTTTATTATGATAGTAATTCAGATGATCCGAGTACATTAACATTAGCAAGAGAAGTAACTGCAGGTAATATGGTTACTTTGATACTACTTGATAATACTTCTCAACAAGGTACTTGGACTACTTTAAGAACTTCTGAAACTGTTTCTGGTGAAAATGTAGATAAATATACCACAGTAGTTTATGATACTTTTGATATTGCTTTTGGACAAATACAAACAGAAGAAAGTTCTTTTTCTTATAATCTTTCTAACATACCTCTTTCTACGGCAGTAAAAAGTATTTATTTTAAACCTACAACACAATTTACAAGTTCGGAAAATGATTTTACTTTAACCGTTAGTATTGGTACACAAACTAACCCTAATTTATTTTATACACAAATGGATATTACTGGTGCTGTTAGTAATACTAATTTTACTAAAGATGTTTTTGAAAGAATTTTATCAACGAGTTCTGATACACAATTAATTGCTAAATTTCAAGGAAGTGATTTAAGTGCTTTAACTGATGGTAATTTACAAATCGTTGTTGAAAGAGTAAAATTGATAGACCCTTCTATATTAAAAAATTCTATTGTAAGTACACAAATTCCAATAGGTACTATTATTAATTATGCTTTTGATGATGTTCCTGTAGGTTATATTAGACTTGATGGTAGTATGTTAGATAATGCTGCAAGTGTAGCACCTCAATTTGTTGAATTTTTAAATAAAGCAAATAATAGAATGATACCAGAAGAAACTACTGGTTATAAATTAATTGTTACTAGTCAGCAATATCAAAATATGCTAACTCAATATGGTAGTTGTGGTAAATTTGCTTGGTATGGTACAAGTTTAAGATTTCCTACTATTGATTGCTTTGTTAAAGGTTTAGGTAAACAAACACAAATCGTATCTCAATTAGCAAAAATAACAGGTGCTGGTTTACCTAATATTACGGGTAAGATAGGTGGCGGTCAAGAAGAAGGTCAGACTTGCTCGGGTGCTTTTTATGTCGATGGTGTATCAAGTCCTGGTGGTCCAGGAGGTCATGCAGATCAAGATGTATATTTTGATGCCTCACGCTCTAATTCAATTTATGGTAATTCAAAAACAGTAACACCTATAAATATACAATATCCTTATATAATGTCTGTATTTAATAGAATACAATGGACTTCACAAGCAGATTATGATGCTTTAATTGCTGCTAGTGTAGATAAAGCGAATAGAAGTTTAAATAATGTCTCAGATATTGATAGTGCTTTTAAAGAAAATTCTATAAGTTGGACAATGCCTGATTATGATAGTGCTGTAAGTAGAACAGTAGAAACTGAATATACAGCAGATACTTATGGTTATGTTATAGCAGGTGTTCAAGGTATATATAGTAATGTTGCCTCGTTATATATAAATACAAATATAAGATTTACAATAACAGCCTGTGGTGGTGGTGATGGAAGTGATGCTCAAAGTAGTACTTCTTGTGTACCAGTTTCTCCAGGTGATACATATAAATTACATATAGATAATGTTGGTTGGGGTTATAATATTATTACATACATATTTTGTCCTTGTAAAGGAGTAAATTAATATGATTAAATTTGCAAAAATAATTAATGAAGAAACTAAACAATGTGAAGTTGGTTTAGGTACAAATACAGAATTTTATAAATCTCTTGGAATGGAAAAACAAGAAGTAGAGCAAGCATATAATGGTGCTTGGTATCTTAAAGGTTATGCCCCTATTAAACCAGAACCTACAGTAGAAGAAAAATTGATTGAATTAGAAGAAAAATATCAAATGCCAAGAGTATTAAGAGAAATAATCTTGGCTAATCCTAATATGTATAGTGCTTTTATTGTAGGTAGAGCAAGAGAATTAGAAGAATTAGCAGAAATTATAAGGAGAAAAAACAATGGCTAATCATAACGAGTTACAAAAAGTTTCAAGTACACCACAACCAAATTCAATAGTTTATTCTAGTGAGTCAGGTAATATATCTGCTTGGTTAGATAACGATCCTGTAATTGCTGCATTAAAACAACAAACAGAATTTATTGGTACAGTTGCAACCGCACCTGAACCAAATACACAATTAATTTTGACACAATTTGTAGTTGATACAGTAGAACGTGAACCAAGAAATGGTGATGAGGTTGCTATTGAAGATGTTGCTGAATTATGGTTATTTAATGGAACAGAATGGGTTTATTTTTCAAATACAGAATTAAGAGATGCAACTACAACGAGTAAAGGTGTCGTACAAATAGGTACAGGTTTAAATGTAAGTAGTGGTGTAATTAGTGTTGATAATACTATTTATAGTCCTTCAAGAAATATAATAAATAGTACAGAAACAACCCCTTCTATTGCTCTTAATGAAAATACAGATTATATTTTTAGTAATGCTTTAACGAGTTTAACTTTAACAACTATTCCTAACAGTATTTATTATACAAGATTAGTATTTACTACAAGTTCTTCTTTTACTTTTAGTGCTACTAATTTAACACAATATTTTTATTATGATAATCCACCTACATTTTATGCCAATACAACTTATGAAATAATTATTATAGGTGGAAGAGCACACATTAATTATATTGGTGCAAGAAAATATCCAATAAATAAATTAGTTGCTACAAATCCTTCTATAACACCTACTAATAATATTGCTACTTGGACAATTACAAATACATTAGGCACAAGTGAAGTTGTTTTAAGAGTATTTGAAATAACTACAGGTGAAACAGTAGAAATGGATAGTACAATAACAGCAGGTACAATTACATTAACATTTTATTCAGAATCAAATGTTAGTGCTGATACTTATAAAGCGGTAATAATAGGGTAATTAAATATGAAAAGATTAAATTTAAATACAGATACAACATTAAGTGATAATAGTAATACTTTAGCATCATCACAAAAAGCAATAAAATCTTATGCTGATACTAAATTAAAAAATACTGCTACGGGTACAAATTCCGTAACTGTAGAAGGCACTGCTGCTACAGATAATCAAGCAACAAATATTGGTAAAAGTTCTTCAGCAACAACAAGTGCAACCGCTATTGGTTATAATGCTGTTGCTAGTGCTAGTGGTGCAATACAAATTGGTGATGGTACAAATAATACAGCAAATACTTTTCAAGTGAAAGATAAACAAGTTTTAGATAGTAATGGTACATTAGTATCTGATAGAATACCTTATGCTACTGATACAACAAAAGGTGGTATAAAAGTAGAATTTGATAGTACAACAGGTACCTTAAATATAATAACGGAGTAGAAGTAAATGTCTTTACTTTTAAATAATAATGTTATAAATAAAATATCTTATAATAATAATGTTGGTTATACTATTGTTGGTTCACCTACTATAAATAACGGTATTATAAGTGGGTTTAGTGATAGTGATTATGTCAGCATATCAAATAAACTTGATTTTACTAATAATAATGAGTGCATAATTAAATTTACAACACCTTCTGCTTGGGATAAAGGTTCAAACCAATATCTTTTTACTTCTAATTTATTTTTCTATTTTATAGCAAATGGATCATTAAGATTTGGTTATAAAGGTACTAATTCTACTTGGCCTGATTATAATATACAAAGCACATTAGATGTTTCAAAGCAATATTGGATTAAATTTTCAAATACATCTAATACACTTAATGTATATTTTTCTGAAGATGGAACAACTTATTCTTTAAAACAAACAAAAGATATTTCTAATATTGACAATTCTTACAAAAATGATATTAGATTTGGTATATTAAGTGGTGCTCCTTTTACTGGTTCAATAGACCTTAATGAAACTTATATAAAAATTAATGGAATAACTTGGTTTAATGGAAAAGAGCAAGCATCTATAGATGTTGATTATTTAGCATTAAATAATAACATTGTTTGGATTAAAAATCCGTTTAATAAACCCACTGATTGGTCAGATATAAGAAATGATTGTCCAAATAATTCGATTGCTTTATATGTAGGTGAATTAGGTTCTAATTATATTATTAAAGATGGTAAACTTACTTGGGCTAACCCTAATTTATATTTGCAAAGTAGCGGAACACAATATATAGATGCTGATGTTTACGGCTCAGGTAGCACGACCTTTAACATAAAATATACTTCCGTAGGAAATTCTGGAGTAATTTTAGGGTCAAGAACTTCAAGCAACTCAAATGACAGATTAATGTTACTCCATTCAGATAGCAACCGCTTTGATTACAATGGTAAATACCGTTTAGTTTCTTCATTTTCAGACGCTTTATTTGAAACTTCTATTTCCGAAGGACAATATATTGTAAAAGCGATTTCTTTGACAAATGGAGCGATTAATAGTGGTTCTATAGAAATTAAAACTTTTACAACTCCTACTACCATTAAGTTATATGCGGGCGATAACAACGGTACTATTTTGGATTATTGGTCAGGTAAAATATATTTTTGCAAAATATATGATGGGAACGGAAGTTTAGTAAGACATTTTGTTCCTGTTCCTGAAAATTTGGTTATAGGAAATTTCACTTGCCCAAGTAACGGTATGTTTGATATTGTTAATCAGCAATTCTATGGGAATGAAGGCACAGGTGATTTTACTTTTGGTAAAGATAGTATTTCAAATGATTATGACAACTTAGGTTTTACTGCCACTTGTACAGGCGGTTATAAAGTATTTATTGACGGCGTGCAGTATGGTAGCACTTACGCAAGTGGCACACAATGCTCTATTACTTGGTCTACAAGCGGTATTACGACAGGCGACGATATTACAACACCTAGCACACTTAAAGCACACAAGATATGGATTACACCTGCGACTGAAGGCGCAGAAATTACTGCCTTTAAATGCGCTAGAGTGGCATCAAGCGGAAAAGAATTGCAAGGAGTTCTTTGGTCTCACTTTAATTTAAGCAATAGAATCGTAGCAGGTCATCAAACTTTTTCAGGTGGAGCATTTTACAATACAAGATATCATAATAATATGATTAAAGCAGTAACTGCAAAGAATAATTTATTAAAAATAACTTATTTCAATCAATTTGTAGGAGAAAATTTAAGCCTTGAATATGTTCCGATATTTGAATCCAATTTATCTAATGATTTATGGATTGCAGGAACTGCTGGCGGTTGTAAAAAAATAACTGTAAAAAATTATGTTTGTGATAATAGAAGATTTGACTATTCTTTTTGTTCTTGTTCTGAATTAGAAAATGTAATTTTAAAAAATTGTACGATTAGTCCTAGTAATTTAACTGCTGCTTTTAATGATTGTTTTAAATTAAAGAAAGTACCAGAAACTATTGATTATTCTAATGCTACTAATATGACCAGTTATCTATATAGGAATAATTCACTTGAGGACACTGTATTAGATGTTTCTGCTGCAACAGGCCTTACTAAAATTGGGTGTTTTAGCACTTCACAATATTTTATGAGTGGTTTCAAAGGTTTGCGTGTATCAAGTTCTGCACCTTTTACAGGTACAAGCCCACAAATTAACGTATCTTATACAGGTATGGATAGAAGTGCTTTAGTGCAATTATTTAATGATTTGCCTTATAATGTAGGATATACGACTGTTGGAACACCCACTATAAGCAGTGGTGGAGTGGTAAGCAATTTTTCCACGTCTGATTATCTTACTTTGCCTACGATAGATTTATCTCACCCATTTGAAATAATGTTTAAAATAAAAACACCTGTTTCTTGGGGTACAGCGTATGACGTTATTTTAGGTGCAAATAGCACTATTAGATATACTTTTCAAAAAACAGGTGCTAATAGATGTTTTTCATATTATGTTCCTAATGAAGATGGAACATCAAGAACACAACATGACGGCAAAACAGGACTATTAGAAAACACTATCTATTATATTCGCACACGATTTACAGGAACAAAATTAATTATAGATAGGTCAACAGATAAAGAAACTTGGACTGAAGAATATTCTGAGAACAGGACAGTAGGTTTCTTTAGCATTGATTATGCTATCGGAAGGTCAGCCAGAGCAGCGCAGCAAGTGTGGACAGGAGAAGTTGATTTATCAGAAACATATATCAAAGTAAAGGATGTATATGTATTTAGAGGTCAACCTGCTATGACTAAAATATTATCTTGCGTAGGTGCCAGTGGTAATCAGAATAACTTGACCATTGTTGGCTCCCCTGCGATAAGTAGTGGGGTAGTTAGTGGGTTTAGTAGCAGCGATTATCTAACTTTGCCTTATTTACCTAGTGTTTCAAACTTAGAAATGCAGATAACTTTCAGAACTCCTTCTTCATTTGCAAGTAGTTATGAAACTATCTTTTTACTAAGGAATTATTTTAGTTTAGAAGAAGGAACTGTTCCTGGTGGCGGTGTGCACGCTTTAGCCACGTATGACTGGGGTTCTAGTAGTTATAAGAATGTAATTCCAGCAAGCGATTTTGCAGTTAATACTGATTATAAGGTAAAAGTAATTAGCACGAATGGCGTATTTTCTTTTAGCTATTCAAAAAATGGTGGAGACTTTATAACTACTTTGACATTAGATAGAAGTTCTGGAGAGCAAACGCATTTAATTTCTCTTGGGAATGCGGTTAACAATATCAACAGACCTTTTACTGGTTCAATCGACCTCAACTCCACCTACATAAAAGTAAACAACGAACTATGGTTTGGTAGAGAGCAATATCTATTACCAGAGGATAAGTCAATAGCAGAAGATAAAGGCTGGGCTTTAACATTAACAGCATAATAAAGGAGAATTTTATGGAAGAAATAAATGAACAATTAAACGAAGTAAATGAAGAAGTAGAAATATTTGAAGAACCAGTAATCATAAGGCCACAGGATATGCCAGACGTATATAAAAAAGTGGCAAATGAAGAAGGCCATTACCAAGATAAAGAGGGTAATCGCTTCGAAATTCAGACTTGCAAGATTACAGAAAGTAAAGAACAGGTTCAAGTAGGCACAAGAACAGAGACAGATGAACAAGGAAACGAAATTGAAGTGCCTGTATATGAAATGCAAGTAGTTATTAATAAAGGCTGGGATAGTTTCGATTCTTTAGAACAGGCAGTGGAAGCTTATGGTTTAACTCCTTATGTTGAAGAAGAACAAGAAGATATTGAAGAACAGTCTGAAGTTGAAGAAGTAGATCAAGAAGTTATTGATAATACCGAAGAACCAATTATTGAAGAAATTAAAGAATAATATATCAAATTCACTCTTACAAACACTTTTAAAAGCCTTTATATAAATTATATTTGCTTATTAAAAATTAAAATAAGAGTGAGTTTTTAATGTATAATTTCATTTATATTTATATATTACTACAATGAAGGAGTTAAATATAAAATGATTTTAGAATCCGGTAAAATTTATTTAAGAAAATATTATCCTGCCGAAACAACTATTTTGCCCACATTAGAATTAAAAGGTAATGTACAGGTTTATGTAAGTAATAGTGGTACGAAACCAACATCTATTTCAGATATGTTACTTTGTGAAGAATTTGAAAATGATAAAATAAATTCAGTAATTGGTATGACAAGATGGATTGCTGTTGTTTATTCTGATGGCTCTAGTGCAAATGAAATGGGGTTAGTTGAAAATCCATTAAGGAGTAATTAATTTATGAATAGATTAGTAATTCCTTCCATTGTAGCAATGGGTGGTTCAGGTGGTAAAATTGATGAAAATAGAATTATTATTAAAGATTCTGTTATACCTGAAGCAACTGAAGAACAATTAGGTAAAATTTATTGTTATTCTGGTGAAACTAATGCTACTTATACTCATGGTTATATTTATGAATGTAAGGGAGCAGAAGAAGCACAATCAATCACCACAGATTTTAATCCTGGAAAGATGGCTTTTGATTATGAAGCCGCTACCCATCCTTATAAAACGTTTACTTCTGATGCAGAGGCAATGAGTGATTTTATTACTTCTGTATTAAAAATTGACAATCCTTATGATATAGTTGGTGGAAGCTTAGTAGTTGATGAAAATACAATAGTTGATCCTAACCAACATCTTGAAATGTGGTTTGTAAATTGTACTAATAAAAATGGTCAAGAAGTTTTAGCAAATTATAAAATTAATGCTAGTGATTTAGAAGCATACGGTTTTCAGTTTACTAATCCTGCTGCTGATTATCATGCGAATGAACCTATAGAATATACTCTTAATTGGGTAACTACTATTGGTGATATACATTGGGAAAGAATTAATGTTCAACCTAGTAGTGCTGAAGAAGTTGCTTTATTATCAATTACAACTGCTCCTTCTGGTACCTTTGTAATAGGTAGTAAATATTATAATTCAACAGAGAAGAAAATATATACTGCAACAGTAGCAAACTCTTGGACAAATGCAACTGTAGAAGATCCTTCTTTTAACGCAATTTATTTATATAGCGACCAAGCTTATGTTTGGGATGGTAACTCATTAGAATTATTTGAACTTGAAGAATATCAAAGAAAATTAGTAAGTGGTGTAAATATAAAATCTATTAATGGTAATACAATTTTAGGTTCAGGTAATCTAGCAATAAAAACATATCAAGAATTTAATAATAGTTGGCCTACAAATACTACTTTTGCTGCTTTTTTAAGTGCTGTTAATTCAGATACTGCAGCGACAGCAGGTATGGCTTACTTAGGTGAATTAAGTTGTTCAGGTTTACCTATGCAAGGTAATGTGGAAGCAACGGTAGAAATTCAAAATGGTCCTAATGGAAATAAAACAATTTATGTAGTTATTACAAGTGGAACTAATGCACCTTATCGTTGGGAATATACTTATTGGAATAATGGTAGTAATGTAAGCGGTTGGATTAGTTTTCAACCTGAACAGAAAACAATAAATAGTGATTCAACCACACCATCACTAGCATTAGTTGATAATACATATTATACATTTACAAATACTTTAACTTCTTTAACAATATCAAGTATTCCTGCTATAAACACTTCTAGTATTGATATATTATTTACAACTGATACTGGTTTTTCAGGTGTAACATTTCCTACAAATACATTTTATACAGGTACAATTCCGACTTGGGAAGCTGGTAAAACATATTTAATTAGTATACAAAAAGGTATAGTTGTAGCAGCAGAAATTAAAACAATGGAGTAATAATATATGGCAATAACGGGAAAGAAAATAAATGAATTAAATGAAGTAACAAATTTAACTAATGATAGTGTATTGCCAATAGTAATTGTAAATAGTAATATTCCTGAATCAAATGCTAAAAAAGTTACTGTTTCACAATTATTAAGTAATGTTATTACTCCTGTTACTTCAGTTAATACAAAAACAGGCGATGTAGTTTTAACTGGTGAAGATATAAATATAGATTCAAATACCTCTACCACAATAGATACCGCTATAGGTAATAAACAAAATAGCCCTACTATAACTACTGATACTTCAAGTTCAAGTATTACAATAAGTGAACTTGCTTATAATACGATATATCAATATGGAACTATTGATTCTTTAACTATATCTGCTTTACCTAGTGATTATACTTCTAATGAAAAGAAATACCAAGAAAGTATAATTTATTTTACATCTGGTGTTTCTGGTACAACGATTTCTTTACCAACAGGTTTAAGTTGGATAAGTGGTACTGCTCCTACAATAGAGAGTAGTAAAAATTATATAATTTCAATTTGTAATGGTGCAGTTATTTCAGGAGAGTTTTAAAAATGGCAAGAATATTTAGAGCATTATTAATAGCAACAGTAAACGCAATCAAGGAGTTTTTAGCATTTGCAACGAAAGGTTGTTTGCAAGATACTTTAATTTTTGATATTGTAGGTAATATAACAATATTAGGAAAAAAATTTACTAATTTTAGTCCAAATAATTATATTAAAGTTCCATTATATTCTTATGAAAACTCATTAGAATTTGTTATACACTATATAACACAACCAGATTCAATTAGTAACGCGGCTTTAATTATGCCTAATACTACAACAGGTGGTTTAATGCTTAGGCAAAATAGTACAATATTTTATGCTTGGGCAGGAAATTCTAGTCATTGGAATGCTCTTAATAGTTTTAATACAGGAGTACCAATAGACGTAAATCAAGAAAGATGGATAAAAATAACTGTAAATGGAACTTCTATTTCTTTCTTTTATTCTACTGATGGTGAAACTTGGACTGCTGCTAATACAGGTACTTTATCTGCTAAAATTAATTTTACAAATGGTATAGGTCTCGGTGCTGGTATTGCAGATTCTAATAATAATTATAGTTGGGGTAATGGTACTATATTATTAGAGGATTGTTATTTTCAATATGATGATACAAAATTAGTTCCTTATTTATATCCCAAACAATTAAATGATACCATAAAGTTAAATGATGGTATTGCTTCTTCAAATTATGATTGGAGTGCTTGTCAAGATAATGAATATGGTCAATTTACTGCTACAGGAACAATAGAACAAATAAAAGAAATAAATGATGAGGTTGTTTATGTTACAGCAGAACCTGAACAAGATAATAAAGAAGTTCAAATAAAAACAGGTCAAATGTACTATGCTTGGACAGATTCAACAAATACTTACTATACTGATACCGATAGTATAAGAGACTCTGATATTATTACATTAAAAAATGCTTCAATAAAAGGTACATTAAATAATAATAATGGCGTTTATAGTGGATTTTCTGATTCTAATTATTTAACTTGTGAAAATTTCTTAAATAATACTAAAGATAGTTTTGAAGTTAAATCAAAAATATACTTAACAGGAACTTCGTCAAGCAACTGTTCTATTATTGATACATCTCAAGAAAATTCTACTTCTGCATTTAGATTTGAAATTAATAGTTCAATGAAACTTCAATGTAGATTAAGTAATACAATAGGTTCGTATGAATATTTTGCAACATTAATAGGTACAACAACTTTACAATTAAATACTTGGTATTTTGTAAAAGTTACTTATGATAGTTCAACAGGTTATGCTTTATATTTAACTCAAGATGAATCTGATTGGCATGACCCTGAAGCAACTACTTCAAATACATCAATGATTAATCATACCCAATCATCTTTATTTATTGGTGATAATGCTTCTTCAAATGCTTCATTTCCAGGTTATATTGATTTAACAAAAACATCCATAACTATTAATGGTAATGTAATAAATTTAGGAGAAACTATTACATTATATAAAACAATAATATATGATGAAAATTTTGAACCACTAAACCCTCAACCTACACTAGAATCACAATCTTTTACTCAACCTGTTTTAACTGATAGCGGCACAATGGGTGGTGATAGTTTTGCTGTATCTGCTCAATATTTAGGTGCATATTATCCTTGGTATCCGTTTGCTTCTAATGCTAATACGGATCAAGCATACACTTGGGCAAAATCAGGAAACAGTGGTGATTATATAATGTATAACCCAGATCCTATTAAAATTATATCTTTTGAAATAACAAATAGAAATGAAGGTGCACCTCGTTCTATTAATGGTGGAACAGTTTATGGCAGTAATGACGGTGTAACCTATACAGAATTAACTACTTTTACAAATTCAACATTGGGGCAAAATCAAACTTGGACACTAGAAGTTAACTCATCAGATGCTTATAAATATTATAAATTATCTGTGACAAGTAATGATTATAGTTATGTAGGTATTGGTAAGATACAAATAAATGCAAAAAGTGGCACATATATTAATGGTCAAGAAGTTATTTATGATGAGAATCAAAATATACTAAAAGATCTTGTTGCTAATATATCAACAATAGATAATACAGAAATACAATCTGTTACAATAAATTGCCCTACGGTTGGTCAAAAAGACATTTATTATTATGGTTATACAAATACTTCAGATGAAAATATTTATATAACTGACAGTGAACCTATTAGTTCTACAACATTTAATTTACAAAATGCTAAAATAATTGGAACAATTAATAATGATAATGGCGTTTTTAGTAACTTTTCACGAGGTAACTATATACAATTAATAAATCCAAGACCAGTTCATTCATTTGATTTTATTATTAAATGTAAACCAGGTAGTGGAACTTCGTTTGGAAGATTAATACAAACTCAACCAGATGTGCAAGGTATAGTTTTAAATTGCACTACGAGTTCGGTAAATTGTTATATATCAAGAAGAACATCTTATGGATGGGAAGTGTTAAATAATTTTGTTACAGGTATAACAATGAGTGCTAACACAGATGTATATGTTCGTATAACTTGGAACGATACTGATGGGGTATATAGATTTTATCAATCTGATAATGGAATTGATTGGGAAACAAAAAATTATTCTGATGGTGGCAAACTAGCACCATATTGGGTAAATAATAGTCAAACTATTGGTGCAAATACAGATAATTATAATCCTTGGAATGGCTCAGTAGATATGAACGAAACTAAACTAACGATTGATAATATTATATATACTTATAAAAAACAGCAGTCAATTTCTACTTTATATGAAAACACAGGAACAACTGAATTTACACCAAGTGCCTTAGATCCACAACCTACATTTACAGTACAAAATGGAAATATTATTATTAGTGATAATACTTATGAACGTAATTCTGAAATAGATTCATCTCAAACAATAACAACAAATCCCGCAATTATTACAACCTCTGCTAATATAACAACTTCAAATAATGATAATGTTGTATCAGGTACAGATTGGCATATATTTAATATAACTATGCCACAAAATATGGCTACTTATATACAAAGTGGTGGTATTGAATTTACCCCATTAAATATGCCTTTATTACTTAAAAATAATACAGGTGTAGGCTTATTATTTAAAAATGGTAATACTCCGCAATATAGAAATCATTGGGTAATTAACAGAGACTATGATTTACACTACCAAGAGTTACAATTTAGTACAAATGTTTCCGATCCAACAATCTTGGTAGATATTAATAATGTAAATACTGATTCACCATATTATTTATATAGTGGTGACACATATAAATACAAAATATCTAAAGAAGGCTATTGTGATTATGAAGGTTCAGGAACAGCAACATATACTTCTGCCGATGGAAAAACAACAACTGTTGAAGCAGAATTAGTAGCAAGTAATGGTACAGTAGATGTAACTGATTATGAATACACATTAAATAACACAGGTAATATGGTATTAACAAAATATATAGGAAATAGTACAGATGTGACTGTACCTAATATATAAGGAGATAATTAAAAATGAGTGATTTAAGAAGAATAACGACAATAAACATTGGAACAAATACTTTTTATAATAATAGAACTATAGTAAATGTAGATTGTAATTATACTCCTTGGCAAAATAATAGTATGTATAATGCTTTCTATTATTGTACTAATTTAAAAAGTGTCAATAATATAAATAACAATGTAACTAATATGGCTTCTACTTTTTATGATTGCAAAAGTTTAGTTAATGCACCCATTATTCCAAATTCAGTTACAACATTATCAAGTGCATTTAGAATTTGTAATAGTTTAGTTGATGCACCAGCTATCCCTAATAGTGTTATTTATATGGATCGTACTTTTGCTGATAGTGTTAATTTAGTTAATGCACCAACTATACCATCAAGTGTTACTACTCTCGTTAGTGCTTTTGCTGGTTGTTATAATTTAATTAATGTACCATCGATACCTAGTAGTATATCAGGAACTGGTTTATATAATACTTTTCTACGATGTACAAATTTAGTTAATGCACCTACTATACCTGATAATATCAATACTGGTGATTTTTATCATACTTTTTATGGTTGTACTAATTTAAAAAATGTTACATTGCCTAATAGAAGCTTAAATTTATATGAAACATTTACTGGATGTACAAGTTTAGAAAATATAACATTACCCAACAGTATAGTTTCTGGTGGATTAATAAGAACATTTATGGGTTGTTTTAATCTAAAAAATACAAATATACCAGATAATTATACAGGTGGTTTAATTGGTACATTTGCAAATTGTCATAATATTACAGATATAAATATACCCAGCGGTGTGAATAGTTTATCAGAGCAACCTTTTGTACACTGCTATAATCTAGTAAATGTATCTCCTATTCCAAATGGTATAACTGAGTTGTATTACACTTTTGGAGAATGTTATAATTTAAGAAATACTCCCAGTATTCCTATATCTGTAACTAATATGTATCAAGCATTTTATAATTGTGTTAATTTAGATTATATACAAGAAATTCCAAGTGGTGTAAAAGATTTAGGTTATTGTTTTTATAATTGTAATTTCAATACTTTACCTGATTTTAGTAATGCCACGAATGTTACAAGTCTATTTTATACTTTTGGTAGAAGTAAAAGTTTAATAACAATGCAAGGTAATATTACTTGTCCTAATCTTACAACTATGGCTTCCACATTTGTACAATGCAATAATTTAACTACTGTAAATATAAATATTACCAGTCCAAATCTTACTAATATGTCTAGTACATTTTCTCAATGTAATGTTATGGCTGGTAACATATATATTCATTCAGAAAATATCACTACCGCGTCATATTGTTTTTATGGTAGTGGTATAAAAAATGTATATATCCCATTCCAAAACAATGGTGTAAACACAAAAACATACAATGCTTTCATATCAGCAGGTTATAAAACAGATGGAACAGTTAACGGCGTTTATTTGATGGATATTAATAATATTTAGTATAATATATAAATAGAGGACAAGATAAAATGAATCAAAGAATAGATGTGATAATACCAGCATATAAAGCACAAAACACAATACTTAGAACTTTATCTAGTATTGCTTTACAAGAAGTAGTAAATGATATTGATGTAACTATTGTAAATGATGCCGACGGAATTGGATATAAACAATTTGTAGATATGTTTAGTCCGTTTTTCAATGTCAGAGAAATAGTAATGGAAAAGAATGGTGGTCCCGGTGATGCAAGACAATTTGGTTTAGATAATACAAAAAATCCACTTGTTATGTTTATTGATGCTGATGATACTTTTTCAGGAGCATTTGCTATTAAAATATTGAGAGACCAACTTCTTGCAGAACCATATAATGCCTGTTGTTTTAGCAATTTTTTAGAACAACAACCAAATACTTATATACAACACCCAAACGATAGTGTATGGATGTTTGGTAAAATATATAAAAGAGAGTTTATTAATAGATACAATATTCATTTCTTACAAGGAAGCAGAGCAAATGAAGATAATGGTTTTAATATGCTTTGTAAACTTTGTGCCAATCAAAATGAACAGATTAAATACATTCAAGATATAACTTATTATTGGCATTATAAAGAAGATAGTATTACACGTATAAATAATGCAGAATATTCTTATGGTGGGAGTTTTCCGGGTTATACTGAAAATATGATTTATGCTATCAAAGAAGCAGAAAAAAGAGTACCTTTCAATGGTAATATTATGCAACAGAAAGTAGCAGTTCTTTGTAATCTCTATGAATATTATATTGAAACAGAAGAAAGAGATAAAAGATTTATAGAGCAGAATTGGAATAGTTGCCTAAAATATTATAAAGAAGTATATAAAGAAATACACCATAAAATTCCCGATAATATATTTTCACAAGTATATAATGATGTTATGAGAAATTGTTATATGGGAAATAAATTATTTGGAATAATACCGAGAATAGGTATTAAAGAATTTTTAAATAAATTAGAAGAAGAATCTAATCAAGAGGTTAAATAATTATGTCAAGTAAAACAGTTAAGGTTACTAATGGTAAAATAATTAATTATACTATTAGTGCAGATGGTTATAAAACAATTAATGGTAGTCAATTAGTAACTGCTGATACTACTATTGATAAAAATATGATTGCAGAAACTGATCCTAATGGTGTATATAGTTTAGGTGATAGAATTGGCGGATGTGCATCTTTTGTTTGTTATTTTAATGGTATTAATCCAGATACAAATACAAACCAAACTTATGCTATTTTTGTACTTGATGCCAAATATAGGGGTCATACTAGTTGGTCTGGTAATGCTGATCCAAGTATTACTGGATTACCACAATATGATACAGCAGTCAAAGCACAAGCAGCAACAGATCCTGCTACTTGGACAAATGATTTTTTACTACAAAATGCAAGTACAACAGGTGTAGATCTTTATGCAATTAATTTTGCCAGAAACTATAAAATTACAATAAATGGACAGATATATAGTTCTCAATTACCTAATGCAAATGAATTATCAACAATTTTTGATAATAGAGTTGCTTTAGACCCTTTTGATCCTACTGTTATTGATTATCCAGATAATTCTCTTACTACTTGGTCAAAATATAGTGGTTATTACAATTATTCAGCTAGAACTTGTACAATAGGTACTCAATATGGTGCTTGGATGTTGGGAACTAGCGGAAGTGGTGGAACTGGAAATAAAACATGGAGTTTAACAGGTCAACGCGCGTATGATGCTTCTTGGAATTATGATTTACAAATTATTCCTATCTTTGAAATACCCGTAGAATAATAGCATTTATTTCATTTATATTTATATAATATAATAGAGGAATATTTAAAATATGGAAGCAACAAATAATATTAAATTAAATTCTAGAATTAGTATTGTAGACATAGTTAAGATTGCAACTACTGTGGTTGCAGTTGTAGGAGCAACAACATTTTTTATTTATAAAATGCAAAGTTTACCACCAAGAGTAGATAAATTAGAACAAGATTTATCTTCTACAAGAAAAGAACTTACTTATCAAATAAATGCTTTGCAATCACAAATAGATAAAAGTGCTACTAAAACAGATATTATTTTAGAAGATGTTAAACTTATTAAGAACCATATTTTAAATAATCATACAAAATAAATTATGAAATTTTTAAAAATAATAAAATCAGATAAACACATAATTCCTACAGCATTGTTAGATTCTTTGGTGGAAACTGCAATAAAAACTGCTAAATTTGCTAAAGATATGAAAAATGCAAATGTAACTCTATCTCTTGAACAAAGAGAAAAAATTAAAGAGTTGGCAGATATTATTTCAGATAAGTTTGATGAGATTCGTAATAATATTATTTAGAGGTAGTTTATGAAATTTACAAAATTAATTAAAGCAGAAGAAAATTTAAATAAAAAATATAGAATTGAAGTTAGATATGATGATGATGGATCACGTAGTGCATTTGAAGATGCCTGTGATAATTTATATTATGCAGGTGTTAAAATATTATCTAATTTAAGTCGTTATACTTTATCTAACCATGAAGAAAGTTATAAAGGTAATGCCAAGGAATTAAAAAAAGAAGGTTGGGATTTAAGACCAATTTATGCTTATATTCATGGTGGTATTGTTTTAAGTTTAGGTCGTGGTGGTCAATTTTCCGACCAATGGGATAGTGGTTTAGCAGGTTTTGCTGCAGTTAAAGGCAAATTTACACCCGAACAAGAAGATGCTTTAAAATATTTTATAGAAGATTATAATGAAATAGAAACTACTACTTATTATGGTTTCCAAATTATGGATGAAAATGATGATGTAGTTGATTCTGTTTGGGGTTTTGCCTTTACAGGTGATGAAGAACAATTAGCAAAAGAGATGAAATCGGGTATACCAGACAAGTATGGTATTAGTCTAAATAATATTATTTATGCTATCAAAAATGTGAGGTAGTTTATGAAATTTACAAAATTAATTAAAGCAAGTTTAACAGAAGAAGAAATCAATCAAATAAAAGCTAAATTTGATAAAGACAATTGGTCAGATTCAGAAATTTATGATCCTACAAATAGTGATGACAATATTGAAGTTTGGGATAGTCTTAGGGATACTATAGAATTTGATTATTTAACAGATGAACAAAAAGAAAAATTTGATGAAAAAGATTTTGAAAAAATAATCGGTTTAACTATTAAACAATTTTCTGAAAATAGAGATTTTTATGTACAAAAACATAAATTAGAAAATGATATTGAAAAATATCACGATGATTATTATGAATTAAAAAGATTAACTGAAGATGGTATTGGAAAGTTAAATTTTGATTATGAATTTATTGATACTTTATATTCAGAAAAAAATCGTTTAGAAATAAAAGTAAATGAAATGAAAGAACAAATAAAACAATTAGATAAAGCTATTAAGCAAGCTTTACCTAAATTTAAAACTTGGGAAGAAGTATCAGATCAAAGAACCCAAGAAGCATTAGAATATTTAAATAAGAGGAAATAAATTATGAAATTTATAAAATTAATTAAAGCAAGTTGGAATTTAGAAAAAGTAGATGAAAAAGATAAATCTTATTATGTTATAAAAGGACCCGAAGGTATTTATAAAGATGAAGAAGGCAGAGAATATCATTTTGATACTGAAAAAGAGGCTCAAACAGAATTAGATTATCTTAGAGCTGAACATAAATATAAAAAAGCATCCAATAATTTAAGATTTGAGGTTCAAAGAGAAGATTGGGGAAAATCTGATATTTTTGAAGGCAATAGAGATAGAAGATTTTTTATCTTCGATAATTTTGAAGGAATACCTTATCAAGATGATGATGGTGATATTTATTATTTTGATACTTTCGAAGAGGCACAGGATGAATGTGATGAATTAAATGAGAGGAATTAATAATGAAAAATATTTGGGAAAAAATCAAAGAAGTATTTATAGTAATTCTTAAAGGTTTTAAATTTATTGCAGTTAATTTTTTCAAAATCTTTAACACAAAAGAAAAATTGGCAGCTATTTTACTTGCTTGTTTTATTTGGCAAACAATGCCTCTTTCTTTTGCAGATAAATTAAATGTATTTGCTTTATTCTTTATTTTAGGTGTATTACTTTTAGACATTAAAGAAAAATAAAAATATATTAATTTTTATTAATTTAGAGTCATCTATAAATAAGATGACTCTTTTTATTTCATTTATATTTATATAAGGATTACTTAAAATCCTCATAAACTAAAGAAAACAAGAAAACAGGAGAAATTAAATTATGTCTAAAAAATTCATACAAAATCTAACAAATGGTCGTGTTATAATTACAGATAATAAAGGTAGTGTAATTACTACTTTACAACCTTATCAATGTTCTCTTTCATCTTTTGATGAAGAAACATTATATAGCTATATAGGAGTTAGTAAGGCTCTTGCGGCAAAATGGATCAGTTTACAAGATGCAAGAACAGAAATAAAATTACCTGAACATAAAAATTATGGACAAAAATATAAAATTGGTACTAAATGCTTTTTAAATGATGCTTCAAAGTTAGAATTAGTTATTGATGCTTATAATCCTAATAATGGTATTTATTCTGCCAAAATTGTTAAAACAGGTGGTTTAATAAAAATTCAAGAAAGTGCTATTAGTTTAACCGAACCTGTAGAACAAAATAAAAAAATAAATGTTGATATTGATGAATTAGGTAATTTAAAAGAAGTAGATGAACAACCTATTCCTCAACAACCTACACAAGCACAATCAGAAATTGAAATTGTAAGAACAGAAGTTTCTAATAATGATAAAGGTGCAATAAGTGCTGATGATATTATTAAATCACAAGAAGCAAGGTCTAGAGAAATTGCTAATCAACAAGTAGAAGTTGTTTATAAATCACCTAAAGTAGAAAAACCTGTTGAAGATGAAAGTACTTTTATTGTAAAAGCAGATAAAGATGTTTTTGCAAAAGAAATTAGTGCTTCAGAATTAACAAATAATACTCAAAAAGTAGTTGTACAAGAACTTAAAAAAGTTGCTGAAAGTGTAACACCTAAAGAAGATGGAAGAAGTGCTTCTATTGATGAATCTGCCTTTGTAGAATTAGAACCTGAATTACAAGAATATATTAAAGGTTTTATGTTAAAAGATAATAGAGTTAAAAAAATGACTATTGCAAGATGTAAAGATATTGCTAAATTAACTGCTATTGCTAAATGTGCAGATGAAGTATCAAAGAAAAGTGCTTTGGCTAAATTGGAGAAATTAAATGGCAAATAATCCAAATATTAATTTGAGAGTATTCCGTAGAGAAAAAACGGATATGTCTCTTATTTATAATAAAACTGAATTATCTAATTTACCTAGCAAATTTGAATATGAAACTTCTATTTATATAAATAAACAAAAAATTTATTTTATAGAAGAAGTTGCAAAAGCAAAAGATAATTCATCTGGAGATATTTGTTTATTTATACCTTATCAAGAGAATAATTTGAATGACACAGATACTTATACTGTAAATATTTCTTTTACACCTAAATTAAAAAGATTTAGTGGTAAAATAGAGTCTATTGGTATAGAGTTACCTGAAACATTAAATTATTTAATTACTGTGCAACCTAGAGGTATTTTATCTTCTAACTTAAAAGATAATAAACAAATGTTTACACAATCATTTTGTTATGATCCTAAAGCAAATAAATGGGAAAGAGCCCATATTATTAAAGATGAAGATTTTAACAAAATAATGGTTCAAGATAGTAGAGTAATTAAATTACTTGAAGAAATTAAAGAATTATTGATGAAAAAATAGTTTATTTAATTTATAAATCTAAAAGGCGGCTTACTAATAGACTGCCTTTTATTATTTCATTTATATTTATATGAATGTGATTCCAAGCTACTTAACATCTGATGAAACATATTTTTATGTTACAAAAGAACATATTGATGATATAAAAGAATATGAACATTTTATACCATTAGACGATTTACTTGATAATACTGATGTTAGTAGTGCATATTATAATGTAATTGGGACACTTTATGGCAAATTAGTTTTAGTAATTTAAAAGAGGAAATATGAAATTTAAAATTAAAGCAGAACTTTCACAAAATAAACTTGATTTACTAAATGATAATGTTGTAAATAAACTTGAAGTTTTAACAGAAAGAGAAGTAGGTGAATTATCAGATTTTATACAATCTGGTGACGAAACTAGCATTAATGATCTTTTAGTTAACATTGAATATAAATTAAAACAAGTATTATCTTCAATAGAAGAGTATAGAAAAGAAGATTAGTTTAGAGGTATATATGAAATTTACAAAATTAATTAAAGCAGAAAATAACGAATTAATAAAAGATAATTTTTATTCGGAATTAGAACATGCTACTCTTGAATTAGCTCGTAAATATAATGAAATTGCAGAAAATAAGGAACAAGAAATAAATAAATTAGTTCTTAAAAATACATTTGATAGAATATTAAAATCAATAAATGCTTTTGATCTTAATGTACCGTTTTTTGTTGATGAGGATTAAATATGGCATTTCTTAGAAAAGCAACTTTAGATATTAAATCCGTTTATGCTACAGACGCAAACGGTAAATTTCAATGGAGAGATTTTGTAAAACAAGCAAATGAAAATCCCTCAAATGATAGAACTAAATTTCTACCACAAGAAGCATATAACTATGACACAAAAAACTTTTTATTTTTAACTGCTCGTGCAATTTCGGGTATGGAAAAACATGGTTATAATGGTAACTTTGATGCTTTTCCGTGGGAAGAAATTAAAAAAGCATTACCGACATATCCAGGTGTAGGTTTTTATATTGAACATAAAGAAGATAGTGAAGCCGATGCTAAAGGTATTGTTCTTGATGCTGTGCCAAATGATGAAGAAGAATATGTTGTTTGCCTTTGTGCTATTGATAAAAATGAATACCCTGAATTTTGTCAACAAATATTAGATGGTACTTATAACCAAGTTTCTATGTCTTGTTTAGCAAGCACTTGTATTTGTTCAAAATGTGGTAATGTTGCTACTTCTTTTGATAATCTTTGTGAGCATATGAATCCTAATAACCCGATTACCTATATGAAAGGTAAGCAAGATGAAAATGGTGATTATGTGTATGAAATAAACAAAGATATTTGCTTTACAGGTTTAAGTGCTGTTGAAGTTCCGGCAGATAAAGATGCCTTTGTTTTTGATATTAAAGCATCAAAAAAGAAAAGTAATGTTAAAGAAGAATTTAACAAATATATGGCTATTAAACAAGCGGGCAAAATGAAAGAATTTAAAATGGCTTGCGAAGAACAGTTTAAAGCATTAAGTAATGTAGATTTGTTAAATAAAATGAAAATTTTAGCAGATTCACTTTTAACTACTATAATGGGTGTAGATAATACACAAATTATTACAAATCCATTACAAGGTATTGTTCGTGAACTTATGCAATTACAAATTGGTTTAAATATAATGGATTTACAAAAACTTGAAACTCAAACAAACCAAGAAGAGGTTAAAGAACAACCCGTAGCACAATCAATAAATCAAGAACCTTTAATAATGATTGAAGATGAAGCAGAAAACTTTGGTGAACAACATCAAGAAGAAGTTAATTTAGATAAGGAGATAAATAGTTATTTAAATCATGATGAATATGTAGATGAAATGAATTATCTTAAAAAATTAAAAAATACTGATTATGATAAATTTATCGAAAAAGTAAAACAATTATCCAAAAAAGGCAAAAGATTTAATTTGCTTAATGAAGAAATTATAACGCGTAATGATAAAGAATTGTTTAATAAAATTGTTGAAGATATAATAAATGATAAAAATGATAAAGATGATTGGTATTATTTACTCTACAATCATATTATTACAAAAGAAGACGGAAAATTATTTAATGAATTGGTAGATAAATTTATTGAAAAAGGTCGCAAATATAGTTTACTTTATCATAAGATTATTACTAAAAAAGATGGAAAAATATTTAATGATTTAATTGAAGATTTTTTAAATAAGCGCGATGTTTTTGAATTATTGCAAGATAAAATTGTAACAAAGCGCGATGGAAAACTTTTTTATAAAGTATTAAATAAGGCAATAGAAAATAATGAAATAGACGATTTGCTTGAAAATAATATTATTACCGAAGAAGAATTGGAAAAATTTAAAAACAAACAAGTAAATCTTGATAAAGAAATAGATAGTTATTTAGATGGTGATAATTATAGTTATACACCATTTAGTTCTACTGCTTCTATAAATAAAGATTTGAATGAAATTATTAAAGAAACTTATTAATTTAATAAATTTCATTTATATTTATATAGGTTTTGATACCTGTAATAATTTCATTTTAATAAAAATGGAGAAAAAACAATGGCAAAAAGAAAACTCAAAGCCGAAGAAATCAAGGAAGAAAAAGACCTTGAAATCAAAGAAGATGAAAAAGATTTAGATACCAAAGAAGAAGTAAAGGAAGAAGTTAAGGAAAATAAAACCAAAACTGAACCTAAAGCTGAAGCTGAGGATCTTATCGTTTTATCTGACGGTGCAACAGTTGAAGAAAATGTTAAATTAACTGAAGAAGAAGCAGATGATTTAGCAAAAATTACTAAAGCTGATGGCACTGAAATCTTCGTTGAAAAAGTAGAAGGCGAAGATGAGGAAAAGAAAGAAATTTATGAAGCAATCATTGAAGCGGAAAAACCGCAAGATGAAGTTGCAGAAGAATTAGAAGAAGAAGTCAATGTTCCTGAAACAATGGAAGAAATTGACGAAGTTGGTTATGTTCCTGCTGCTTGTCATACTGCACATGCTTCATTAAATAATTCTTATTATATTTTGAAACTTAAAGGTGGCAAAATTAAAGCATTAAAAGCTGGTAAAATTCTTAATAAAGAATTAAAAGCAAGCATTATTAAAGCATATAATGAAGGTAAAAAATTACCTGAAGCTGAAACAGTTTTTAATAAAATTGCACATAAAATTGGCTATACCTTTGGTGCTTTTGCCAAATTAGCAAGCAAACTTTCAAAGAAAGTTGCTACTAAAGTAGAAGCAAAAGTTGGTGATACCGTTGAAGTTGATGGTAAAGATATGAAAATTACAGCAAATGAAAAAGGCGTAATTACCCTTGAAAACGGTAAAAAACTTTCAGCAAAACAATTAATTGCTGCTGAAATTGAAGATACTGTTCCGGGTACTGATAATGATGAAGCTGAAGAACTTAAAGAATTCAGCATTAAAGAAGATGAAGTGAAGAAAGATAATCTTGAATCTGAAATCGCTTTAGATTCTAAAGAATTTAAGAAAGCCGATGAAGATGCAGATGTAAAAGCTGCTCCTTCAAAAGTTAAATCTTTATATAATCGTTTACCTAGCAAATCTGGTGTAGGTACAGAAGTTGAATGGGCTTTAAAAGACTTCAACAAAGAAAGAAATAAAAAAGATAAAACTATGGCTTCTCAAATTAAATCTTTAAGGGATGCTACAAAAGAATTAAGAGCACAAAAAGAAGTTATTGCTTCCAAAGAAGCAGAAATTAAAGCTCTTAAAGCACAACTTGAAGAAGTAGCCAAGAAAGAAGCAACTGCAATTAAAGCAAGCAAGATTAAACAAATTATTGCTTCCTTAAATATTACAGATGCTGAAGAAAAAGCGGCTATGACAGAAAAATTTGCTAAATATTCCAATGAGCAACTTAATGCAATATATGAAACATATACTTGCTGCCCAGCGGAAGAAGCAACAAATATGCACGAACGCATGATAAACGAAGCAATGAAAAAAGAAGCTAGCGAACTCGCAGGTTTTGTTCCTGCTTTTAACTTAAAGGAAGAAGATTTATCTTCTACCGAAGATATGGAAGCCCTTGTTCTTGAAAAAGAAATGGAATTCCAATCTAGAAATTCTAAATAGAGGAAAAAATTAAAATGTTAAATAGAGATTTCGAATGTTTGACAGTTAATGGTGCTTGTGATTTAACAACAAAAAATATTATTGCAGGTTCTCCGTTGACTTATGGTGAAAACGGTTATAAGCTCTGTGGTGCAGATGATAAATTTGCAGGTCTTTCTTATAACTATTATCACACTGGTAAAAATGATGTTACTGGTGGTGAGTGGTTTGCTGATTCAGGTAAAGTTGGTGTAGTGAAAATCGCACAAGTTACCTTGGCAGCAGATGAAATTGACGGTGTAAAAGTTTTCCCGTTCAATAAAGATGCCCAATTCACAGTTGGTGCTGGTCTTAAAGTTAATGCTGAAGGTCAGCTCGACTTAATTGATGGTTCAGATACCACAACCGAACCTGTTGGTACAGTTGTTTCTTTTGATGCAACTGCTGGTGTTTTGGTTGCTTATATTAATGTCAAATAATTAATAGGGAGATAATAAATATTATGACAAAAGAAGAATTAATGCAATTAGCCTCCCTCTTAAAAGGTGAAGGCATGAAAAAACAGGCTTCTGCTGAAAAAGAAGCACAAGACCAAGTAAAACTTAACACTTATTACAATGGTCTTATGAACCAAGGTGCTTTTGGTCAAAAGAAAGCAGCAGTTGCTTTCAGCCAAGCATTGAAAGTAAGGATTCCGTATGAAGCCATTACCACAAAGGTATTCAAAGAAGACAACATTTCAAACAATGTTGCTTGGGCTGATATTGAATTCCCTGAATTGGGTGCTGCAATCGTTCCGTTTAAAGGTGCTCCTGCTCGTATTGAACGCGGTCCGAAACGTATTTTCTACAATACGCATACCACAGCAATTAACTGGGTTGTTTCTTATGACCAAATCTTTACAGCCGCCTATAATACATTAGACGAAGCCAAAAATAAAGTTGCCGTCGGTTTAGCACTTTCTTTGGATGAAGAATTGTTCAAAGTGTTAGCCGCTGCTGAAGCATCTGGTGCTTATGGTACCTTAAATGCTACACCGAATCTTTCACTTGCGACATTAAATACTGCTCGTGCAGATATGATGGTTAATCAATTAGTTGCAACAGCAATCGTTATGAATCCTGCTGCTTACTATGAATTCATTAGCACATTGACATCTGCTGCAGTTGTTGACCAAGTAACCTTAAACACAATCGTTGAAAATGGTTATGTTAGCCAAATTATGGGCTTGAAATTCTTAGTTAGCAAACTTTGCCCTGCTAAGAAAGCCTATGTTTTGACCGCACCTGAATATCTTGGTAAATATGTGTTGAGACAAAATCAACAAATCAAGATTACAGACTTGCCTTGGAAACTTGAATACATTGTTACTGGCTATGCAAACTATGGTGTTGTTTTACATAATATGTTAGCAGTTAGAACAATCACATTACCGTAACATTGAGTTAATTGGTAAATTTAAAGAGCCACTATTTCTAGTGGCTCTTTTTTATTGGTTAAATATTTTAATAAAATTTAGTATAATATTTTATATGGACATCAGTGTATTTACTTGCCAAAACTTAATTGGGTTGACTACAATGCCTATAATTGTAGGAGCAAATGGTACTCTTTTAAAAAGATAGCCTAACATAGTTATAAGTTATTTTCTTTTCTTATAACCTCCGACCGATAACCTTTCTCGGTGGCGAAACGAAAGGTAAAATTTTAAGGAGATAAAATATGAAAAAAGGTAGTAAATGTATAAATGATGGTCAATGTCATACTTGTAAATATGCACAATATATGGGAAATAATGTTAAAGTACAAGGTAAAACTATTTATATTGATATAAACTATAAATGCAATTATTTAGAATTAAAAGAAGTAAAAATGCATTTTGACGTACATGATTTTTAACTATTTACTTTTTCTTAAAAATTTAATATAATATATTTATAAGAATCAATTTCTTATATATTTGGGAGGAAGTTATATATGATGAAAGTAGAAAAAGTTACACAAACAAAAGAAATATATTATTGTGATATATGTGGTAAAAAATTAACTAAAAAAGATACAAAGTTTTTTGGACCTTGGGCAACTTTACATTATTTAACAAAATATGACAAATATGAAGAAGAACACGACGATTTTTCTTCACGATTAGATTTATGTACTGAATGTAATGAAAAATTAAGTAAATTAATTTTAGAAGAATGGTATAAATTTAAACAAAAATGTGAAGAGTTTAAAAAGAAAGGAGATAAACAATGCTAATATTAGATAACAAAATCCTTTCAAGATTAAATTTTTGCTTAAAAACAATAAAACTACTTACCGAACAAGCAAAACTTATTTATAAACAATATAACATTGAAGAACCTATACTTACTATTGATGATGAAGTTAAAATTGCTTGTTATTATCCAGGACATAATATTATTTCCATAAATGATGATATTTTAGATTTAAATAGTGAAGCAAAAATAAAACAAATATTGACTCATGAATTTTGTCATCATATTATGTATTATATAGATGGCGGTAAAAGCACTCATGGAAAGCAATTTAATGAGTGTTGTAAAATTTTTGGAATACCAAAAGGTCCTGGTTTAAGAATAAGGACAAAAGAAGGGGAAAAATTAAAATGAAAATATGTGGCCATTGTAAAAGAAAATTACCTTTAAATAAATTTCATATCAATAATAAATCTAAAGACAAACATACTACTATTTGTAAGGATTGTAGAAAAAAGTATGTTTCTAAAGGTAATAAAGGATATAATATTTATAGAAAATATCAAAATAATTATCAAAATAAATATTATCATAAACATAAAGAAAATATAGAATATAAAGAAAAATTAAAGAAATATAGAAAAGAATTTGAGAAGAAACATCCAAATTATTATAAGAAACGTAATAAAAATTCAATTTATCATTTCATTTATATTTTTATAATAAATTATGGGAGAATATTAATTATGAAGTTTATAAAATTAATTAAAGCTAATAATATTGATGATTTGGAAGAGAAAGTACAAGAATGGTTTAACGATATGGTGGGAAATTGTGATGATGAGTATGAATTGGTTGAATTTATTGAAAATACTGTAGATATTAAAGAAAACACTGCAATTACAAATGATTGTTTAATTGATCTTAATATAGACGAAAAATATTGGGATGAATGTTGGAATAAAGTAGAAGATATTTTAGCAAAAGCAGCTAAAGAAGAAGACGAATATCGACGTAATAATTAGTAAAATAAATAAATTTATATTTTTATATGAAATTTATTAAATTAATAAAATCTGAAAAAGAAATAGAACTCAATGGAAATATGTGGTATATTTCTGATATTATTAGTTCTATACAAACAGATATAGAAAATATTATTAAAGAAAATAACCTCGATATTGAAATTGAAAATATAGAATTAATTGGATCATATATAAGAGGTGAAAACACCTCTGAAAGTGATCTGGATGTTCTGTTACAATATTCTGGAGATATTAGTGATGATTCTTTATTTAATATTATATCAAAATATAATTTAGAGTTAGATGGAGTTAAAATAGATATAAATCCTATTAATTCTGTAAAAGATAATATTGAAGATTTCAAAGAAAGAAATAAAGGATTTACTAAAAGAAAATAATATTATGAAAATGATAAAAGTAATTAAAGCAGAAAAATTTATTAGAGAATATATTAATTAATAAGAGAGGAATATATTATGAAATTTATAAAATTAATTAAATCAAAAAAAGATTTATTAAATGGTCAAGATGGATATAATCTTATTTTTGATAAAGAAATTAAAGAAAATACAGAAATATTTGATCAAGCAATAAAACAAGTTTTACAAGGCAAAACCGAATATGACTATTATAATGGTAATGGTTCTGCTGCTTCAAGTTTATTATGCGAAAAATTTATAACAAAAAATTCTAAATATTTTGAACCACTTATTAAAAAAGCAATTAAAAATTATGCTGTAGAACTATTAATGAATAAAATTATAACTAAAAATTCTCCATATTACGAAGAAGCAATTAAAGCAAAAGATGAAAAATTACCAAGTTTAGTACGCGATCTTACCAATGCTCGTATATTATTAAAAGAAAAAATAATAACTAAAAATCATCCTTTATACGAAAAAGCAATAAAAAAAGTTTTACAAAATGAAATTGATAATAGTAGTTTAATTAGAGATGGAATATTTAAAAATGATTATGAAATAAATGAAGCAAGACATAAATATAATATAAGATATAAAGGATATTATAATTAATTATGGCACAAAATGTAATTAAAAAATTAGAAGAAAAAGGTATAGATGTTCAAGCAACAATAAGTATGCTTAATCGTGCTTTAGCCGATGAGTATTTAGCAGCCACTCAATATCTTGCACCAATAGGTTTGGCGGTGGGTAAATTAAGACCCGAAGTTGAAGCAGAATTTCAAAAACATTATGAAGAAGAACTTAAACATGCTCAAATGTTAAAAGATAGAATTATTCAACTTGGTGGTGTTCCTTTACAAAGTCCTGAAGAGTGGTATACACATACAAATTGTGGTTATACTAAGCCTACTGATTATAATACTAAAGTTTTAGTTACACAAAATTTAGAAGCAGAAAGATGTGCCGAAGATGTTTATGATGCAATTTGTAAGGCTTGTAAAGATGGTGGGGATCTAATTACATTTCATATAGCAAGAAAAATATGGGAAGACGAACAACATCATGAGCAAGATTTAGAAGACTTCCTAAATGATATGGAAATTATTTAATTATGAAATTTATTAAAATTATAAGTAAAAAGAAAATAATAATTAATCCAAAACAACTTGAATTATCTTTTGAAAATAATTCTAATAATATTAAACAAGAAGATACAATTAAAAATGAAATCGTAACACAACAAAAAGTTGTTAAAAAATATTTATTAAAAGTATTTAAAAATATTTATGATTTTAAAGGTTATAAACCCAAACAATACCCTAAAATGTATTTTATTTTAAACTATAATAAATTAAATTTATATTGCAGTAAATCTAATTTATTAATAGAAAATTATTTTGATACTTTACAACAATGTAATATGTATATTATTAATAATTTAAATATTTTAGATAAATATTCAATGTATATATGTAATATTATAGATACAGAAAATGTAAATTTTAACAGAATATTATCAACTAAATATGTTATATTAGATACAAAAAATAATCAAAATAAAATTATAAAAGATAAAGATGAAGCATTAAAAAAAATAAAAAATAATTTATTTAAACTTTATGCTGATTTTAATTAATAAAAGGAGATTTAATTATGGCATTTAAAAAACAAGGTAAAGCAAAAAAAGCAGAAAACAAAATTGAAGTAATTAAACCTTTAGAAGAAAATAAAATAACTGCTTCTAAAGAAGAAAAAGTAATTTGTCCTCATTGCAATAAAGTAATTGGGACAAAAGTTGGTCAAATTTATCAAATTTTAGATCAACGTTTAGTTAGTCTTAAAAACTCAAAATGTCCACATTGTGAAGGAGATTTATAAAATGAAATTTAAAATTAAAGCAGAAAATGTTTTTGATGAATCAATGGAGCAATTAAGATTACAATCTGTTCATCGTTTCTATAAGCCATTAGAAAAATTAGTAGAAGAATATAAAAAATTAGGTATGTCTAAAGAAGATATTTTATCTGCTATCGAGGAAGCAAAGTTTAGATTAGAAGAAGATTTTGAAGAAATATAATTATTACTAAACTTATTAATATTTATAATACCCTTCTATTTTTAATGAAGGGTATTATTATTTCATTTATATTTATATAGACATTTAATATATTTTACAATGAGGTAATTACATTTATGGAACCAGTAGTTGAAAAAATTTTACAAGGAATACCTTTTGCAGGTATGGGAACAGCCCTCGAAAGAAACGGATTAATTGGAGTTGTTAGAGAATTAATTAAATCAAATAAATATACAGTTGATTATATTTTAAATTATTGTGAGTCAGTTGGTTATCAAAGAAATATGGCTGAAGAAGTTTTTGAAGAACTCACAGGTTTAAGTCCTAAACTTATTATTAACAATAATGAATATTATAATGCACCAATTTATGTACCCGCTTGCACTATTGCTTGGGGTATGGCAAAATCAAAACGTAATGTAGCATTTTATGTTGTTCCTGGTTCTTATGGTTATTCTGTAATGGAAAAAAATGAAACAGATGTTCCCACTGAAGTAATTCAAACAGCAACTATACCTGAAGCCATTGACGAATTAAAAAAGGTTGCAAAGAAAATTCAAACTTTAGATAAAATTATTACCTCAAAATTATTAGAAACAGAAGATGTTGCTACTATTGCAACAGATCCTAATCAAATTGCAAAACCTTATGCAGCAGTAGATCCTGTTTTTGAATTAAAGAAAAATTTTAAAAATAAAGTAATTGATATTAATGGTTTTGAAAGAGAAGCCAAAAGATTAGTTGCTGAAGAAAAAATTTCATTAGAAGATGCAGAAGATTTATTAAATTGGGAACAAGATGTAATCAATGAAGATGAATCTTATGCAAATGAAGTTTTACAAAATAATGAAGAATGGAAACCTTTAGAAGCAGAAGAAGATATTCCATTTGATAAAATTTATGAAGAATTTAAGGCAATTTCAAGCGAAGATGAAGATATCCTAGGTGGTAAAGATAAAGCAGAAGCATTATATAAGAAAAACAAATCATTATTTAAAGATTGTGATTTATTACAATGTGCTGAAAGATTATATCAATTAATGCTTGGTTTTAGTAAAGAAGAAATTTTAGGTCGCTATAATTTTTTAAATAAAACAATAAACAAATCTAATAAAAAAATTAAATCAGATATGGATTTATCTAACATTCCTGGTGTTAAATTTATTTGGCATGGTAATTGGTCTGATCCTGAAATTCAATATGAAGGTTATTCTTTCAGTTATTGGGAAATAGAAGATGCATTATATAAAGATTATGAAGATTATCATGAAAATAATGAAGATTTTAATACTTATGTAAAAAATAATATTAAATTTTTGTTAGATGATTATATCGCAAATGGATATGGCGAAAAAATAAAAGCATCTAAAAAAGTAACATCATCAAAAATTATTCAAGTAAATGTATATGATATTGATTGGAACTTTGACGAGTTAGACGAAGAAGATAAACCGACAGAAAAGTTACCAGATTTTTACAACAATCTAAATATAGAAATAGATGAAGATGCAGAAGATTTTGAAATGACTAAAGATGATATTAAACAAATGATAGATGATAGCATTTCTAAAGAATTGTTTAATGAATTTGGTTACTATCCAGAATCATATAATTGGACTTATTCAAATAAGAAAGAATCTTCTAAAAAGGTAAAATCTGAATTAAATTTTGACGGTGATTTGTTTCAAATAGAAAATATAAAATTTGATGTAAATACCTTAAAAAGTAAATGTATAGAAAAAGAAAAAGGTGAATCGGCAACATATAGATTTGAAATAGCAATACAACCAGATAAGTATATTGTTTCCAACGACCATGGTGGTGACTGGGTACAATTAAGTGGAAAATGTTTTGGCGAATATGTTTCCTATGAAGGCGGTTATGGATCTACGGCTAAAGAATTATTTGCTGACTGGCCGCAAAATTGTGAGTTTAGTGGGTTTTTTAGCACTAATGGAAATAAAATCAATATAACTTATAAAGGAAACATTGCTGAATATATTGGCGACGGTGCTGCTATTTATATTCAAAATGCTACATTAAATGTTCCAACAGCTAAAAAAAATACTGCTTCTAAAAAAGTAACTGCTGAAAATATTACTTTAGAAGATATGGAAGAGGAAGATAATAAAAGTGAATCAGAAAAGGAAGTTGAAAAAATCAACGAAACTCCTATTGATGAACTTTTAGAAGACAATACACCTCTTGATTTCTTTGAAAAAGAAACACAAGACGATAAAGTAGATACTATTAATGATGTAGTTTCAAAATGTATTACTGAATTTTCTGACAAATTTAAAGATTTTGACAAATATGATATTAAGATGTTATCATATAAAACCAAAATTTTAGATCCTTATACACCTACTCAAGATGAAATGATACCTGATAACGAAGTAAATGCGGATGCAGTATTACAGGTTATTTTAAGTGTTAATAATAAAGCAGATGATACTGATATTAAAAAATTACTTGTAGTATTTTCAATTACTGATGGTAAAATGCATTGGACAGGTACAGTAAGGGATGAAGACAATAATATAGTTGCTTTTACTGAAGAAGGTTTAGATTCTATATTTAATGAACCTGAAGAAATTACAGAAGACATAATATAAGGAGAATTAAAGTGAAAAAATTATTAGTAATAATCTTTTTATGTTTAAATACTTTATGTTATGCACAAAATGCTGGTTGGGCAAATTTTAATGTTAGTGATCTTGTTAAAGAAATAAAACAAATTTCTAACAATATCGAGGTTGAACAAGTAATTAAAGAACAAATTAAAAATGATAAAGAATTACAACTTCAAAATTTACAGGAACCTTGGTTAGAAGAGTTTCAAAGATTAATAAGATTTAGCATTAAAGAAGATAAAATTGATGCAGTACAATCAATATTTGATTATCTTACAACACAGTATAATAAAAAAACTATTGTTAGATTAAAACAATATACTTTAGAAACCGTAATAACGGAATCTAAGCATACTACAACTAAAGAACATTATTATAGTAATAATCCACATGCTATTGGTTTTGTAGGAACAACATATATAGTAACTTTTGATTTAACATTTATTCAAAAATATTTTGATTCATTTTTTATACCTGAAATAGATAAAAATAAATTAATAAAGGTTGCTACAAATAGTTCAAATACTGTAAGTTTTACTAACTTAAATGAGGTTAAAACCTTAATTGAAAGTTATTAACAATTTGAGCTTCCCTCCTAGCTCAAATAAGGTCAATGATACTACTCACCCCTTACTTTATATAGTAAGGGGTGGTTTATTATTTACTAAAACAATAGATTAATTTAAGTATTGATTCTATCAAAAATTTTTCACTTAATTCTTTGTTTTGTCGTGTCTTTTTAAGATAATCAATAGCACTTAAAAGTCCATTTTTAGTAATTTTTATATTTAAGCCTTCCAAAATATCAGGTATAACATATTCTTTAATATCATTTTTTTCTAATTCTTTATGTATTAAAGTTTCAGAATTTTTTAAAAAATCTCCTTCTTTTGGAAGATAATTTTCTTTTATAAGTTCCTCTTTAGTTTTTATTTCAAAATAATTTTCAGGACTTTCTATTTTCATATTATCTGAATCTATTATTTCAAAATTTGTACCAAAATGGGTAATAATATAACCATCAAACTTTTTTAAAGTACCACTTTGTATTAATTTATATTTAATATCATTATAATGTTTTTCTGATGGTAACCATCCATTTTGTTCACTACCTAATTTTACGACTAATATTTTACTCATTGTTATTTCCTCTCAATATTTACTGATTTATAACTACAATACTACAAAACTACAAAACTACATAATAACAAATTATATATATATATATATTATACTAAATTTTAGCATTATTCATTTAGATTTATATAGATAGGAGGGTTATTAAACCCAAGGAGATAAGATAAAATGAATCCAATGAGTGAGTTTAAGAAAAACTATACAAAAGAGTACGAAATACAGGGAAAAAAATTCTTATTTCGTAGTTTAAGTACAAAAGAAACAGATGATATTGAAAAAGAAGTAGCAAGAAAGACTGTTTCTTTAACTGATGATAGTAAATTTAATACAAGAAAAGTAGAAACATTGGCTATTAGTTTAATTAGTGTTGATGGCATAGCACTTAGTAAATTTGAAGAAGTACAAGTAGCGGTTAGTAAAGGTGTCGCTGAAAAAGAGGCAATCAAAGAAGAAATTAGTAGTTGGGATGAAAGTTTTACAAGTTTATTATTTTTATTTTATTTAGAAATGGTAAAAGAAAAAGATCGCCGTTTCGAAAAAGACGCTAAATTTTTAAATAGTATTAGTAAATAATGAATCCATTAGAAAAATTTAAACAATCTTTATTAAAAACAATAAAGATAAATAACAATAAATTTACATTTAATCCCTTTATTAAAATTAAATCTATAAATAAAATAGATGTTTTAGCAGAGGGATTAAAGGCAATAGATGATATAAAATTAATTGATTTTGAAGAAGTAAAAAATAGTAATAAAGAATTAAAAGAAGCAATAAAAGATGAAATTGGTAGTTGGGATACAAATTTAACAGATTTATTATTTGAAAAGTTTGTAGATTTAATACAAAATAATAAACAAATAGATTTTGAAAAAGAAAAAGATTTAAGGGTTTATTGGAAAATAAGAAAAATATTTGGTAAAGAAGAAATTGATACTTGGGGAGATTTAGAATGGTCGTGGGCATATTGGAATGTTGCTCAAGATGAAATAGATAAAGATAAATTTGATGATAGAGCATTAGAAAAAAGAAAAGTTTGGTATAATCCACAACTTCTTAGTGCTCTTAAAAAACAAAAAGATATTGAAAAACAACAAAAAGATGAAGAGAAATTAATTTTAAATAAACTTATGACAGATAAAGGCATTAAACTTGAAAATGTTGAATTAATAGATGCAGAAGAAAATGATATTCCTATGATAATTGAGGATAAATAAATATGGCAGATAATTTGGAAGAATTAAATAAACAATTAGAAGACGCCCAATCAAGATTAACAGAAGCAGAAAATAAATATTCTGATTCACGAGAAAGATTATCAAAAATTGGTGAGGAATATTATAAAACTACAATGCTCACTATTGATGAGCAGAAACACGCCGTAGAAGCATATAAGAGACTTAGAAAAACATTAGATAAAGAAGATGAACGAAGACGAGTTTTAACTAATGCATTAGATGAAGCAACAAAAATAGAAAAACAAAAAGTAAATAAAGCAAAAGAAGAAGTATCTGAATTAGAAAAAAGAATACAAGAAGCAAAGAAACCAGGTTTTTGGGCAAGACATGGTTGGACTAAAGATAAAGATTTATTAACATCCCAATATACTTCATATCAAGTAAGTTCTGGTTTAAGTGCATTATTTGAAGGAAGAATATTATCTGGTACTACTCAATTATTAAAAGTTATACCACAAGTTGCAAACTTTATGGGTGGACCACTATATGGTGCAATGGTAGCAGTAGCAGGTGCAACCAATAAAGCCGTTGAAGCAATGTCTTCTTTTTCTGTAAATGCAAAAAGGCTATCAGGTGGTTTAGATGTTTCAAAAACAAAATTTAAACAACAAGCGGATTTATATGCATCAGCAATAATGTATAATCAAAATTCAGAAGATTATACTAAATTTGCTATGTCTGATATTGGTACGGGAATGAGACAAAGATTATTTGAAGATGGAGTTTTTAAAAATACTTATTTTTCAACAAGAGCAAGTTTAGAGCAAATAGGAGCAGACCCCAATAAAGCAAATTCCTTAATTCTACAACAACTACAATTAGGTAGGTCATCTACAGATATAAGAAGATTTAATTATGAATTAAAAGAAGTTACAAAAACAATGAATCTACTTGGTAGTGATAAATTTTTAAGTGCTTATGAAGAATTAAATAGAACATTAATTGCTAATAATATTAATGGTATGGCAAATGCAAAAACATTAGCACAATTTCAAGATGCTTTAAGTAGAGGAACTCTATCTGTAAGTGATTTTACAAGATCTTTAACTTCACGAAGGTCATCTGATACTTCTACATTGGCAGGTGTTGGTGCTTTAATGGCAGAAAAAGGTCTTGGCGGAAAAGAATTACAAGAAGCATATAGAAGTGGTGATATGATACGAGTTGCAGGTATTATGAGAAGAGGTGGTAATCAAATATCAAGAGGCATAGAAAAATTAGAAACAGGTTATGCACAAGAATTAGCACAATCATTAGGTACTACAGATATAAGAGAATTATTAGCACTACAATCTTCTACTTCTTGGGGTGGTTTAGGACCTGATTTGAAAAAATTATCTGTACAAAATACATTAGCATCAGGTGGTTCAATGGTTATTGGAACTACATCTAAAATGAAACCTGTAACAGAAAAAGAATTAGAACAAATAAATTTAGCAGAAAAAGAATTAATAGATGAATCAATTAAATTAAAAGGTAATTTTCAAGCCGTAGGTGAAGCAGCAAAATATGCAGCACTAGCATTGAGTTCTTTATATGAAGGAAGAAACTCTAATTCATCTACAAATACTTATACTACAATAAATAATAATACTGTTACAAATAACCCTTATGGTGGTAATGTAAAGATAGTAAACCAAAGTCAATTAAGTGGTGAATAATTTATAAATAAAGCATTATACCTATTATACCACTTATAATAGATAATAAAACTATATCTAAAATTAATAACATTATGGCATCTTTTTTATAACCATTTCTAAAATCATCAAATATTAAGTAAGGTGTAAAAATTATTAAAGGTGAAATTAAACAACAAAACAATTTACTAAAATGTATTTTGTCTTGTTCACATATATAGTTATTTTCTACACCATCATATATACTTTTTCTCATATAACTATCCTCCTATATTAATATTATAATAAATTTTTTATAAAAAGTAAATAATTATTTTTAATTATATATAAAATTAAGATATTTATAATATTTCATTTAGATTTTTATATAGGAGATTTACAATGGCTTTAGATGTACGTTCAATGTTAAAAAGAATGATGGTTGGAAATTTAGATATGGGTTTATTTTTAGTTTTTAGACCTAATCCACAATCATTTCAAAAATCAAGTAGAAAAAGAAATAGTGAAGTATTAACAAATTCAGGTTTCGTTGATATACATTGGGGTAATGAAAGAGACATTATTACAGTACGTGGTATTACAGCATCTAAAATTGGTAATCCTTATCAATATAAACAATCTGATTATGTTACTGCAAATACTGAATCCTATGTAAATTCTTTAACTTCAAGTTCTGGTACTTCTGCTCATGGTCCTAAACAATGGGCAGATATTGATAGATTTATGATGAAACTTGAACAAATTTATAAATTAGATAAAGAAAGAGTAGGTAGTTTAGGTGATTTAATGAATGCAGGTTATGCTACTTTATTTAAAGGTTCACAAAAATTATATAATGCTTTTGCAGACAATAAAAATACAGAAGTAAAAACAGGTAGATCAGATTTATTAGAAGCCATAAGAAATGGTACAGCAGCAAGAGCACAATCTTTTATAATTTATGATTATACACTTTATTGGGGTTATTTTTTAACATTTGATTATAGTGAATCAGCAAGTGATAAACCAAGACAATATCAATATAATTTTACATTTAAGGTAGTAAATAGTTCAGTTGATTGGATTAGTCAAAGTTTAATTAGTAATTTCCCTGAAGCAAGAATTTTAAATTTCTTTAGTCAATTAGGTGATAATGCAGAATATGTAGCATCAATGATTACAGGTGGAGATAAATTATTAAAAGGTGTCTTTTTATAGTGAGGGAATATGGGCATTTTATCAGCAAATAATAGTACGTCTTATACTGCTAACAATAATTGTAAAATTTATATTATTAAACAAATAGATCCTTATAATCAAGAAGATTTTGAATCTTATTATGCTGATTTACTATCTAATAGTAATAAATCTTTTTTAAATAAAGTAGGTCAATGGGTTGATAATGTAAATGTTTTAGATAATAACAAAGTTAAATTAACACCACTAATGTTTAATAATATAAATAGCAAAAATTATAATGAGTTAAAATATACGGAAATAAAAATAAATAAAAATGAAGAATCTAATGTATATGATAAAGATACGGGTGAAATTATACCTTTTGATGGAATTTGGTTTTTAACTGACTTATTAGAATTAAGAAATTGCCCTTTAATAGATTTTACAAAACTTGCTTATGTATTTCAAATAGATGGTCAAAGTAAAGCAGGTATTCCAAATGTAACTAGCTTTAATTGTTCTTTTTCGGTTAATGGTCAATCAAGTTGTGATATAAATTTAAATAATCAAGATTATAAATTTAATTTTAAATATTTTAATGATAGAGAAAATTATTTAAGACATTTAAAATGTTATTTTGATACTAATGATATTATAATTGTTAGAATGGAAAAGAAAAATACAACACCTACCTCTTTATTAAATTCTTTTAAGAAAAGTTCTATAACAAGTTATCAAGATATTTATAAATCCGAAGAAAATGATCCATTTACCACCGTTTTTACGGGTTATATTAATGACGTTAATGAAAGTTTTTCTTATGAAAATGGTACTCAAAATTTAGAAATACATTGTACTGGTCCTTCTAAAAAATTAACTTGGACTAGAATATTACAAAATAATGCAGTTGCTTCAAAAGATTCAGGTGCAGCAATATTACCATTATCGGCTTATACTACTGGTGCAACTACAAGTGATAGTGATGGTAAATATACACTAGAAAACGAAAAAATTATAAAAAATGCAATTACTAGAACTTATTCAGGTTTAAATAATATACCAGAAATAAGAAATGTAAAAAATGAATTTGATAAATATTTTGAAATAAATATTCATGCTAGTGCAGAAGAAAAAAAGAAGGTAGAAGAGAATTTAAAAACAAGCATTAAAGATCAAAATAAAAAAAGTCAAACAAGTTTAAATTCTAAATTGGCGGAATTAAGAAAAAAATATAATGATTTAATTAGTAAAAATTTTAATAAATTTGTAAAAGAAGAAGAAAATGAGATACAAATAACACAAAATTCTTTTATTAGTGAACAAGACGGTTGGAATCAACAACCAATATTTGTTATAAAAGGTACAAAACAACCCGCTTATCAATATCAATTCGAAACATTTAGTGAAATGTTTCAAGCAAATTTTAGTACAGTATATCAATTTATAAAAGGTATTGCTGATAAATTAATGTTCAATTTCTATGATGACCCTTATGGCACTATTCATTTTTCAGTTGTTGATATAACTTTACAACATTTATACAAAAACAATATTGATTCAGAAACTGGTACAGACCCTAATGTTTTGACACAAATTAATTCATTTTCACAAACACAAAATACTGAATCTATTGCAAATATACAATGCACAAAGGCTAGTTTTTTATATGATTTAAATTTAAGTATGATTAATGATTGTATTAAAGATTATGATTCTATTGCTAAATATGGCGAAAAGATGATGCAAATATTAGAAATGCCAGGAATAGTTGAATCGACAGCAATGAGATATGCCTCAAAGCAAATGATGAATAGATATAATAGAAAGGCACTCGCAAACATAAAAGTACAAATGCAAGGTGAACCTGGAATTAAAATGGATAAATATGCTTATATAAAAGATTTAAAAAAATTATTTTATATAGAATCTTATTCACACTCTTATCAAGTAGGTGGTAATTTTACAACAAGCTTAAACGGTACTTATTTAAGAAATATATTAGCATTAAGCAGCATGCCAGGTGGTTCAGTTGAATCAAAAATTCCAGTAATTAATGGAACAAATAGCGATGGTACATTTAAAACGATAACTTCAGAATTACAAACAGATAATAATTTAATGCTTGCTTCTTTAACAAATTTTAATAAGCAATTATCTTTATGTAATACTTATGAAGAAACAATTAAAAATGTAAATAATAGCTTAAATTTTAAATTTAATTTATCTGCTTTACAAAATTATATATATAATATTTATATAAAAAATCATAATTATCCTGCTAATTCAAGTGAAATTCAAAATGAAATAAGTAGATTATATAATAGTGAAGATGTAATAAGAGATTGTTATTTAGATGGATTTTTTTGGGAAATACCATTTGATGTAAATCCATATTTTACATCTAAACAGATACAAAAAGAAGAAAAAAGAAAGAAAAAAATTCAAGGTTCAACAATTAAGTCTAAATTAAATAATAAAAGAAAAATAAAAAATAGTTTTAAAAATGGTCAAGTAATAACTTCAAAAAATGAAATAAAAAATTTATTTAAAACCAAACAAGTTCAATTAATTAAAAATCAAGAGGTAAACTTATTTAAAAATGATATATATACAAATCCATTTGCAATGCAAGCACAAAGAATTGAAATAGTACAATCTGATATTTGGGAATCAATTAAAAATGATACTTCAAAAGTATTGTTACCAAATAATAATCCAAATATATTGCCAAATGATAGTTCAACAATATTGTTGCCAAGGGTAGAGGTTAAATAATGAGTGATAATATATATAAAGTTTTAATGGGTGATAATGCACCATTTAGTGGATTAGCAAATAAGAATTATTTCGATAGAACATTAAGAGGTGAAATAATAAAAGTTCATTATAATTTATTTGAGCAAAATAAAAAAGATGGTCAATTTGAATTTCAGCAATTTGGTTATAGATCTATAGATATTAGATGGATAGAAGCAAAACCACATATTTCTTGTAATGTAAGAATACCAGAAATAGTTTCAATGCAAGGTTATGGTTTAAATTATTTACCATCGGTAGGTGATATAGTATATGCTTCTTTTGATTCTAAAAACTATCCAATTATTCAAAATATATATTCTCGTTGTGCTGCTTTTGAACATGGTATTTTAAGCAACGAAACACAATTACCTGAATTAAATAATTATGGTGATCCTCTTATTGACACAGCCATTAAAAAAGAAATAAGACCAACACCTATAAGATATATTGTTCCTGGTGAAATATCTTTAACATCTTTAAATCTTAATAATGAATTATATTTTGATAAATATGGTACTGCCAAACTCATTGCTCGTGTTCCTAACTTAACCAATGAAACAGGGGAACAATGTGGTGATAGATTATGGGAAATATCTGTAGGTAAAGATATTTATAACGAAGGAACTAATACTTTAAAACAAAGTTCTTTTGGTAATAATGTTCAATTTCAAATATTAGGACATCAAAATGATTGTAAAGTAGATTTTGATAATGCTGGTAATATAGAAATAAATACAAATAATTGTAACATACAAGTTGATAGAGATGGTGTAATTACAGCAACAATTAAAAATGGTGAACAAATAAAAATTACAAGCAGTGGTATTTTTTTAGGTAATGGCACAATGCAACAAGCAGTATGGGGAAATAAGTTACAAGATTTACTTATTGAACTTATAAATGCTTATAATTCTCATACACATACAGGTAATTTAGGATTTCCAACGGATTCACCAAAAATAATAGTAAAAATGCAAGATATTCTTTCTGAAACAGTGGAGGTTAAATAATTATGGAAACACCCATTTATGATTCTACAAAACAAAGTTTTGATACAATAGAAAAACAAATTGATAATTTTAATAAACAAATAGATAAAAAAGTTAATGATGCTCTAAAATCAGGTAGAGAATATACTAAAAAAGAGGTTGAACAATTAAAATTATTTTTTGAAGAACAAATAAAATCATTAAAAAATTTAGTAACGAAAGAAGGTGAAAATCAAACGTCAAAATTATCTGGTTTATCTGAAAAAATTGAAACAATAAAATCAATTTTAGAAACATTAAGTAGTCCGCCTAATATTGATTCAATAGTTTCTTGGGCAACTTCTGCCGCTAAATTATATGCTATGCAATATGAACAAACAGTTGGAAGAGCAGTAGATATTACAAAGACTATTGAATATGTAAGTACAGAAATTCCAAAACTTACATTAAAACTTACTAGATTACCTGATCAATTAGATAAACTAAATAATATTCCTATAAAACAATGATTTTCATTTAAATTTTTATATACAAATAAGGTAAAAATAATATGGCTTTAAGTGCAGAAGAGATTAAAAATAATTTAGTGAATCAAATATTAACAAATTTTCCCACAGCAGAAGTAGAAACAGGTTCTGTTATTAGAGATATATTTGTAGACCCCCAATCAATTCAAATTGCTAATCTTTCCGAAGAAATTGATAATGTTAATAATTTAAATACTTTTGTTACAAATGCGGAAAATATTGATGAAGAAGATATGGATGAACTTGGTGCTAACTATGGAGTTTCAAGAAAACTTGGTGATTTAGCAACAGGCACAATTACTTTTAGAACAAATACTAAACCTGTGGAGACAATAAGAATAGGTAATGAAGATGGTACAGGTGGTATTACTATTAAAACTTTAACAACTGAAAATGGTAACACTTATGAATTTGTAACAACAGAAACAGTTTATATGACGCCTGATGTATCTTATAATGAAACTCATGGTTATTATGAAATAAGTGCTCCTATACAAGCGACTTCAATCGGTACAGCATATAATATTGGAGTAGGAACAATTACAATTTTACCTTCTGCTATTGCTGGTATTACGGGTTGTTATAATTATTTACCTACAATAGGTGGCACTGATAGAGAAGGAAATACCTCTTATGCTTTAAGAATACAAGATACAATATTAGGTGCTTCCAAAAATATAGAATCTGGTATAAACAATTTAATGTCAAATGTAGATGGTGTTCAAGAAGTAAAAACACTGCACCCAAATTCTTCAGAAGAACCCACAGAAACTGGTTATGCTATAAGTTATATTCGTGGTACAAAGCAACAAACAATAACCGAAGAATTTTCTTATGTTTATGGTAAATTACAATATAGATTGAAATATAATCCTGTAATAGAAGTAACATCCGTATATATAAACGGAAATGAAGTTAATTTTGGGTTTGTAAGAGATACAAAATTAAATACAAAAAATACAATTTATGCTAGTGATTATTTAGAAATTATTGAATCTTTGGAAAATATTCCTGCGGAATCTACTATTACAGTTACTTATACCTATAATAAGTTAATAAGCGATTGCCAAAATACTTTAACGGAACAATTAAGTAATTATCTTATTTTAGGAACTATTTTGGCTTCACAAGCACAAAGAATTATAATTGATGTTGGTACAAATATAAAATTAAATTATAGTTATAATAACGAAACCTATAAAAATATTATTTTAACGGGTATTGCTAATTTTATTAATTCTTTAAAATTAGGGCAAGAATTTTCACAAGAAGAATTATTTACTTATATAACTACTAATTTTTCTGAATATATAACGAGTGTATCTTATCCTTTCAAAACATTTAAGAAAAGAGATGAAAATGAAAATTTAACTACACTTGAATTTAACTATGGAGAATATGCTTCATTGGATGAAAATTCATTGAGTATAACTTTTGAATAATGTGGGATTTTAAGTTAAATAATAATTGTAATCATAGAGTAATAAATGAAAAATTGGATATTAAAGGTACATACCCTAATTATTATGCTATGCTTAAAAGACCTGCCATCGGCAATAATTTAGATTTAAAAATTGTAGATCAAAATAATTTATTTATAGAAAATAAAAAATATATAAAATATGAATTAGGAAATAATTATAAAACAATAAGATTTAATATTAATGATATTGAAGTTGATGTAAGAGAAAATTTATATCCTAAAAATACTTATTATGCTACATATTATACAGACAGCAAACATTGTCCTAAATGTATTTTTAATAGTAATAAAACAAATGATTTTTATTTTGATGTTTTAGGTAAACCAATGATAACTACAGGTTTAAGTTTGTTAGTTCAGAAAGTTAAAAAAAGAATAATTACTGCTATTGAATCTAATGTATTTGATATTAATTATGGAAGTGAATTACCCAATTTAATTGGTAAACCACAAACTATTTTAGTATTATTAAAAGCACAAAATACTATTCAAAATGCAATACAAGAAATACAAAAAGAACAAATGCAAAATTATTCTATTTTATCTGACGATGAAAAATTATTAAAAATAGATAATTTTCAAGTTTTGCCTTCTACGAACCCTAAAGAATTAAAATTTTCTTTTGAAATATATAGTTTGTCAGGTAAAAATGTTAATGTGAGTGTAACAATATGATAACACCAGAAAATGCACTTTGTTATGATTTAAAAGTAATACCATTAAAAGATGGTATGATTGATATTTCTTGGTCTTTAGATACTAATACTTTAAAAGAATTATTAGAAAAAGAAGACATAAATAAAATATTAAATTTACACGAAAACATTGATTTTCAGTTAGAAATAGATAGCAAAGATACTTTTGATACAATTAACTTAAAACAATTTAATTTCAGTAACATTGATGAAACAAATAAATACATTGGTAATATTGTGTTCTCTTGTATTATTGATTTTAATAAAAATCAATTTGAAGAAACAACTTATTATTTAAGAATTAAAATATCTAGTGATCCTAAAAATTGTCAGGTATTAAAAGGTTCAACGCTTTTTAATGAAACTATTCAAATTGATGATATTTGGAGTAATATATTACAATTTAATATACCTAAAAATTATACGAAAGATATTATTGATATAATGTATGCTACGGTGGCGGATTTTAATGCTTATAATAAAGAAGTTGGTAGTGCAAATTTTTATTATATTTTTCAAGCATTTGCCGATACCTTAAATAAAGAATTTGGTTTTGTTATTGATACAAAAAATGCTAATTTTTTAAATAAATCTTTACCTAATTTTTTAAATAAAACTTTTGGTACATTATTTAAATTTATAGATGTAGAAAATATAAGTATGGAAGAATATAGAAGAATTCTTCAAAATTTATCTGTTGCTTATCAAAATGGTGGTGCTTGGAATTATATTAAAGAAGTATTGAAATATTTTGTGGGTTATACGCCAGATTTAATAACATTTAAAAATTTTTACCCTTGGGTATTAAGAACAAGAAAACAATTACTTGGTTCTGATTATGTGGTTAATAATATAGAATTAGAAGATCCAATTAATTATGCCCAAAAAGATCCTACGGAATTTTCTGATAGAAATTATTATAATCCTGAAAGCGGTTACTATACTTTTAAAACAAATTATGAACAACCTAATGATAATAATAAAATATTATTATTGAGACAAAATTTTAAAACTTTTACTTTTGTAGTAAAAACCGATAATTTTTTCAATAGAAATATAGATACTAATAAAATAAGATCTATATTGAATATATTAAAATCTGTATATACAAAATATATATTAAACATTGAAGAACAAATGGAAGTAGCAGATGTATTAGATGCCTTATTAGTAGAAGCAAATGTGGCATTGTTTGCATCGGATGATGAATATATATCATTTTAGAGTTTTCATTTAGATTTATATAATAGAATGAGGTAAATAAAGTGAGTCAAATTACATTTCCACAATTTTCAAATATGCAACCTGTTGCAGAAGATTTACAATTAATTGTAGATTCTTTGAGAACAGAAACAAAAAATAGATTAACAGCAGATGGTATTTTTAATCCCGGTATTGTTGGTGAACAAATTGATTATTTATCTCAAGGCACGAACACAAACACTATTAAAATTAAACCTTTTATTGCATATACACAAAATGGAAATAGAATAGAAGTTGAATCTATTTTAGATAATTTATCTCCACAAGGCACAGTAATACCAGTAAGTCAAAGTAATATTATTCAAGAACATTTAAATATTCCTTATTGGCAAACATATTTATTTGATTATTTTAATAATTTAAGAAGTGAAACAACAAGCACTGCTTCTTTAAAATTAGCAGAATTAGGTAGAGGTTCAATTTTACAAGGTATAAAATTAAAAGTAAATACAATTTTTAGTGCTGAAGGAAATCCAGAAATAACTGTATCTATTGGTACTGCTTCTGAACCTGATAAATTTTTACCTGAAACAATAATTTCTGACAATGCTGATTCAACTAATATCAGTGTAATGAATTTAATGTATAGTTTAAATGATACAAATAAAACTGATATTTATTTAACTTTTAAAGGTGATACAGTAACATTAAATCAACTAACAAGCGGTGTATTAAAAGTTAGTTTATGTATTACTAATTTAAGTGATTTTGATAATTCAGATTTAGATATTGTAAATGGTGGTTACAATTTAAGTAGTAGTAGCACCCCTGCTTGGGAACCTTCAAGATTATATCATATTGTTGTTAGATATAAAGAAGATGAGGGTGATTTTAGAAATCTTCAATATACTGATGCTCAAGGTAATATCATTACTACTAATCCAGAGGCGGCAAGATTAACTACGAATTATCAATTATTAGCATTAAGAAAAAATGGACAAAATATTGATTATACAACTTTGGATGATGTTAAATTAGGCGAAGTACAAATAAATAGTGATGGTAAAATTTATTCTATAAATATTAATGGAACAAATACAAGTGGTGAACTGTATACTCAATATTTAACAATACCTGGCTACAGATTAGTTAAAAATATTGATGCTATGCAAATTGGAGATGGTAGTGTTAATAATACACAATTTGGATATTTAAATACTTTAACAAGTAATGTTCAATCACAATTAAACACAAAAGCAACAATAACTGGCGATAATACTTTTACAGGTAAAAATACTTTCACACAACAAATTGATGGCGATATAAAAACAGTAAATAGTTATTCAGCATATTCTACGCCGACACCTAATAGTTTATTAGTTTTGGATGAAAATGGTAAAATACCCGCCGATGCTATTTCAGAGAATGCTTTAGTGGGTATAGGTAATGTTTATACGGTATCAACAGGTCCTACAACTAATGGTAGAAGTAGTTATCTGTCAGTTGATACGGAAAATAATATAGTTGTAAATGCTTCCGAAGATAATCCTTTAACTTTAAATTATCCTGATGGTTCTACTGAAAAAATAACTTCAGATGTAGAATTAGGTGGTTTAACTGCAGATGGTTACTATTATTTAATTAAAGAAAAAAATGGTAATTTTTCATTTTTACCCACTGCTGGTGGTACAACGTCAGCAATTCCTTTAGTTGATACAGCAAATAAATTCATTTTTAATAGTAATGAAGGCACTGTTAGAAGTACATATAGATCTGAAACTACTTATAATGCTTTTGATGGTACTATTATTACTGGTACTCAAGTCGGTAATGTATATTATAAATATTATAATAATCTTGAAACATTTACTGGAACACCTACAATAGCTTATTTAGAAATTAATTTTCCTGAAGCAATAAAACCTACTGCTTTTGCAACATGTTTTAGAATTGAAAATCAACTTGTATGTACACCAAAAAATTGGGAGTTTCAAGCAACAAATGAAGAAGATGGACCAAATAAATGGGATAACCCACAACCACTTGCTTCTGCTTCAAATGATTCTTGGGATGAAAATGAAATAAAAACTATAATTATTTCAAACCAAACAACAGCTTATAAAAGTTTTAGATTTGTATTTGAAATAACTAAAACTGGTGTAATAAATTATGTTGAAGGACAATCAACTGGAAATCAAGGAATAAATATACCTATAAATTGTTATTATTTTCAAATGTATATAAACAATGAAAATGCTTCAAATAATATTTCTGAAGGTTATGTATTACCTCAAAATCCGTCAGTTGGAAACTATTTCTTAGATATTTCTAAAAAACCTTATATTGGTTATAAAGCAACAGGAATGGTTGGTGCGGATGCATGGACAAAAACCAATTATGTAAAATTAGGTTTTATAAATTTAGTTGGTTATGGTACAGACAATATTCAAATAACTACATACCCTTTCTGCTATAATACTTTTACAATTTCAGATGATAATACATTTCCTGGCCAAGGAAATACTAATATTTTATCACAAAATACAACTATAACATTTAATCATAATTTAGGTATTGTGCCTAATGTAGTTAATATTAAATTTCAATGTTTAGAAGACGATACAAATGGTTATAATGCAGGTGATATAGTTTCTGAAATATGGACAAAAGATACACAAGGTTTAAGATCAGTAAAATCTATTATTTCTGCCGATGTATTAAATCTAACAATGTACCCTTGCTTTACAAGTGATTCATTTTATATAATTGATAATGATTCAAGTAGTTCAACTTATAAACAACTTACTACAACTAATGGCTCTAAATGGAAAGTTATAATTTATTGTAGTCGTGGTTGGTAAAATAAGATAATTCATTATATTTAATCTCTATTTAATTTTTATATATTTTATATATATTTATATTATTTTATATAAAAATTAAATATAATGTAAATTTGATTAAATCTTAAAATTTTTACAATATTATCCTTTATTCCCTGCATATTTAGAAAAATATGCATATCTTAAATTAAATTATAAGAATAAATTTAAAAATTTATAATAAATATTATTTTATTTTATATAATTTTAAAATATTTTGATATTTAAGATTAAAATTTATAAATAATATAACAAACAATTAAGTTATATATAAAATATATTTTAATATAATTTAATTTAAAGCAAATAATAGAATATCTGTCCCTCAATTCACTAATAAGATTAATATCATATCTTATTGATCATTTCTTTTTCAGCCGAAGAGCGCTCATCTTTAAAAATAAAACTTATCATGCAGGTCTGGGTCGTGAGTTTGCACGTTGCCCAAATTTTTAGGCTCTTGCTATTATTTACTTTTGTGCCCTCTTAAATAAGACTTAACAATAATTTTTATTTTTATTAATATTAACGTTCTTTTTTATTTTTCGTAAAGAGTCGGTTATCTTTACTAGTCTTAACACAAAATTTTATAAATTAGATTAAAGTTATTTATATTTGATGTCTAATTTAATAGAGGAAATTAATAAAACTACTTAAATTGTACATATCATCAAATATAAAATTAAGATTTATACTTATTCAAGAGATGGAAGCTCTTATATTATCTTTTAATGAAGCTTTTACTACTTATATAATATTATACTAAATTTTTAATATAAAGTACAACTATTTTAAAAGCTTGTTCAAAAATAATTATACTAATTTTTGCAAAATTGCTTAAAATTTAGTATAATATATAGTGTAGTAATTAAGAAACCTAAATAGGAGAAAAAGACATGTCAACTAAAAAAACAAATGTAGAAAAAGTATATAATATGTTTTCTACAGGTAAAAAATGTACTAGTTCAGGTATTGCTAAAAGATTATATGGTGAAGTCACATATAATTCTTTAGGTAGAGTTAGAGCTATTATTAGTAAATTAAATAGCGATGGCGACTTGGATATTAGATTAGTATCTGAAGGTACATATCAAGCAAAATAAATATATAAGACACCATATTATTTTTTAGTATGGTGTCTTATTTATAAATTTATGTCAAAAAATATACAAAATTTAATTTTAAAAAATTTTCAGCAGTGGAAAACAGGTAATATTACCTTTACTAAAGGTTTAAATATTTTAGTAGGTAATACTGAATGTGGTAAATCTACTTTATTTAGAGCAATTTCTTCTATTTTAACGGGTAAAATGCCTGAAGATTATATTAGAAAAGGTTGTAAAGAAGTTGAAGTTAAAATTAATTTTGATGATAACACTTACTTCAAAAGATTTCGTAATAAAAAAGATAATATTGCAGATGCTAATGGTTTAGTATTTGAAAGAGTAGGTAAAGAAATTCCTTTTGAATATTTTAAATCTTTAGGTAATACTTCTATAAATTTTGGTAATAAAGAGTTAAGTTTATGTTTGTATAGTCAATTTGAACCCCATTTCTTTATTACTTTGTCTGATTATGATAAGTCAAAATTAATTGGCACCATTTGTGGTATTAATATTGTAGACAAACTAATTGACAGTATAAATAAAGATATTCGCAAAGATAATTTAGAAATTAAAATTTTAACTGAACAAACAAATACAAAGAAAAATGAGTTAGAGCTTAAAAATAACTCTTTAGTTTCGCTTACCAATAAAGTTAATAATTTAAAAATTATAGTTGATTCATTAAAAGATACTTATAAAACACTTAATACCTTACTAAATTTAAGAAATAAGAGCGTTTTACTAGAAAATGATATAAATATATACCAAGATAAAGAAATTAAAAATAAAGCAATTTTAAGCAATTTTAAAGGGTTAAATACAAATAGATTAAAAAAATTATTAAATTTAAGAAAAAATTTATTAATATTAAATAAATTACAAAATGATTTTACTGTTATTTTAGATAAAAATAATAAACTAAAACAGATTTCACTGCCGAAAAATTTAGAAAAATTATTAAATTTAAGGCATAAATTATTAAACTATAATAACACGATTACATATAAGGAAAGTGTTTTCAAAAATAACAAAATTTTAATTGATAATTTAAATAAAGAAAAAGATAATTTATTAAAAGATTTTGATAAATGTCCTTTGTGTGGGAGTATTTTACATGACTGATAAAGAAAAAACAGCAAAGATATATGAAGCATTACATTTAAAATACGGTAATAAAAGAGAATTTTGCTGTCTTGAAGAGATAAGAATGGGAACAGGTTTTAGTGGAACAGCTATGAGAAGTGCCGATTATGTAGTTATTTCTTCAAATAATGGAAATGATGTTATAGTTTTTGAAGTTAAAGCAAGCAAACAAGATTTTAAGAAAGATATAGAAAATTTAAATAAACAAAGATCTGCGAAATGTATTTCAAATTATTTTTATTATATAACTCCAAAAGGTTTATTAGATCCAAAAGAAATTCCAGATTGGGCTGGTTTATTAGAAGTTGATTTAGAGGATAAGTTTTTATATATTTATAAAATTTTATCTGCTCCTAGAAGACATAATGAAGCACCTACCTGGGGGTTAGTAGCAGAAATAATAAGAAATTTATATAGCACAATGGGAATAAGAGCTGAAGTTTTATTTAAAGAAAGAAGCTTGCATCAAATAGAGTATTATCAAAAAGAAAACGCACGCTTAAAAGAATATATTAAAAAACTTGAAAAAGAAAATGCTGAAGCATTTTTCAAAAGACAAGAAATAACTAAAAGAACGGAAAGGATAGACAATGAATAACTATATTATAGTTGGTGATCCACATATAAAATATACGGCACCTACTTTCAGAAAAGAAACTTACTTTGAAGAACTTAAAGATAAAATAAATCAAATAAATATTATTGCAAAAAATAATAATGCAAGAGTTATTACTTTAGGTGATTTCTTTAATAGTTATGTAGAAGACCATTTTGAATCAATAATGTATGAAATTTCAGATATGATATATGGTTGGTTTTCTTTAATTGGTAATCACGATTGTAAAAATACTGAAGGTAATTTAAAAGGTACAAGTTTTGGTGTTTTAGAAACAGTTGGTTATATAAGAACAGAACCACCTGCTTTTTTAGATTTTTATCATTATTTTAAACGGGAAACTTTTCCTAAACCATCAAAAAATAAAATTGCTTTAATACATGATTATATTATGCCAAAAGGCACAAAAGAAAATTTTGAATATAAGGAGTGTAAAGAAAATGGTTACAATATTGTATTCTGTGGTCATTACCATTATCCTTTTGATATTACTGTGGGCAATACTCGCTATATAAATCCAGGTAGTTTAATGAGGTCTACTGTAAAAGAATTACAATTAAATAGAACACCTGAAGTTATTTTATTTAATGATCAAAGTTTAGATGTTAAGCATATTCCTTTAAAGGTTAAACCTTTAGAAGAGGTTTCAAATACTTTAGAGGAAAATAAATTAGATAAAACTTTTGAAAGTAAATTTGTAGATATGATTTTAAAAAATGATTTAGCAAATAATAATAGTAACGATATTATAAATTTACTACGAAAAAATAATGTTGAAATTAGTATAATAGAGTATATAGAACGAAAATTAAAGGAGTTACAATGAATAAAATTCAAAATCAAGAAGATGAAAGATTGTATGCTTTAAATTATCCCGATATTAAATCAGATGAAATAGTTTATTTGAAAAAATATGAATTTGATAAAGAGTTTGAAGAAGGATATGAACCTAGCGTTAATGCAGAACTTTTGTTAAATTATCAAAATAAACTACATAAAATAAATGTATTAAAAAAATTTTATGAACATGCTATTGACAGTATTACAAAAGATTTACCAAATGGTATGATTTTGTATTCCTCTACAGGTGAAAAATTTAAGATTCAAAATAAATATAGTGATAAAGAGTTAGTGCCTTATATAACAGACCCTACAATAAATTGTGGAGAATAATATGATAGATGAAAATAAAGTAAATCAATTATTACAAAAATCAAAAGAAATTGAAAATAAAATTGCTAATATTGAAAAAGAAAACCAAGAAATTTCAAATAAATTGATTGAGTTAAAAACTAAAAAGCAACAAATTATAGATGAACTTTCTTCTATGAATATTAAGGAAGAAGATTTAGATAATACCATTGAAAAACTTACAAAAGAGGTAGAAGATGGAATTGCAAAGTTTAACAAACTCAATAAATAATATTCAAAATGCTTTTAATAATTTAGAAACTTCAAAAAATAAATTAGAAGTTGAGGTTGATTTATTAAAAGAATTTATTACTCAAAACGAAGATAAGTTAAAACTTTTAGAAAATAATATTTTAAATTATGAAAAAAGCAAAACTATTATTAACGATATAATTTTAAAAACTAGAAATGAAGCTATAGAATTTATTGAGAATGTTGTCAATTGTGCTTTACTTGATGTATTTCAAAATCCTAACCTTAAATTAAAATTACAATTAAATACAGAAGGTGCTAAAACTTCTATTTCAACCTTTATTGAAGAAGATGAGCAACTATATGATATTGAATCTGGAAGAGGCGGCGGTTTAAGAGATTTAGTAAGTACCGCAATATTAATTTGTTGCCGTACTTTAGTTAAACCAAAGATTCATCTACCGCTACTTCTTGATGAGTCATTTAAATTTTTACATAGTACTAAAGATAATAAGTTTAAGAAAAATGCTTTTAAATTTCTACAAAATGTCGCTAACAAATTAGATATACAAATAATTTTGATAACAGGTGAAGAAGATAAAGATGCCATTGAAGCAGCAGATAATGTAATTTATATTTCAAAGAAAAATGGAGAATCATTTTTAGAAAAAGTTTAAAAATTTCTAAAAAATTTAGTATAATATATAATTATATGAGTATAAAACGTTTAAAAGAAGATGAATTTCTTGCAAGGGTAATTTACTTGTGGGAACAATTTCATACAAGACCTGAAATGCAAGGGGTTGATTTTGAAAGTTTTAAGAAAGAATGTTTTGAAGAATTTAATAAACAAAATAAGTTAAATGATAAAGAACTTGAAATTTATAGAAAAAATAACTATAATAATATTATAAAAGAAACAGATAAATTACTAACGAAAGACGAAAAAAAGAAACTCGAAGAACAAGACAAACAAATGGTTTCTCAACAAGAGATAGACTTAATGAGAAAAAGGTAGATTTATGATTAAATGTCAACAGTTAGAAATTGTGAAGGATGTACTTATTTAAATAAAAAAAGGAAGACTAATCCTTGTAATAAAGATTTACCTGTAATTTATGATAAAATAAATAATCTTTATAAAAGACCTAGTAAATGTAAAGAAAAAACAAAAAAGGTAAATACTAAAAAAGAGTTTAAAAAATTAAAGGAACAAGTAATTGACTTGTTTCAGATGTATATACGCTACAGAGATAACTGGAAATGTTGTTGCTGTGGCTTTTTTATTGATCCTAAAAATCAAGAAGCTAAAAAATTACTTCATGCAGGCCATTTTTTATCAAGAAAATTTTCACAACTTATAATGGATGAGAAAAATTGTCATGCACAATGTAGAACTTGTAATGGTTTACAGGATTGGTTAGGTATAAGTCCAAAATATACATTATTTATGATAAATAAATATGGAAAAGAAGTATTTGAATATTTTATAGAAAAATTAAATTCAAAAGAAGAATTAACACAAGAAGATTGGTTAAAATTAAGAGATCATTGGCAAGATAAATTAGATAAGGAAATTAAACGGTACAATGATGAATTTGGAAATAAATAAAAATATTGAAATTGTTAAAAAAGGTATGTTAGACGCTATTGAATTATTTAAGGTTCAATATGCTTCAAATAAAAATATCATTATTGATAAAAATAATACACTTTATATTAACAATATAGAACAAATTTTAACGAAAGACACAAACAAAGACAAACACTATCTTTTTGGTTTTAATTTTGTTCTTGATAATATTAAAAATTTTAGAAACAGTATTTGTATTAACCCTATACTTTATTTACTTTCTTTAGAGGTTATAATTAATAAAATTACAAATTTTAATCAACTTAAAAAATATAAAGGTTTATTTAAAAAATGTAATGAATTTATACTTAATTATTATAAAGTATCTGCATTATCTAAAGCAAAAATTGATTTAAAAGATATAGAAATTGGTTTTAAAGATTTACTTAATGATGATTTTATAAAAAAAGTTTGTGAAATTGTTTATGAGCCAAGTAATGTCCAAATACAGGAAAGTAAACAAAATAGTATTATAAAAAGTAAGTTATATGAAATAAAAGCAAAAAAATTATGTGGTAAAATATATTCAGATAAACCACAAGAAATAATGTTTTGGTTTTATAACTTAAATTTAGATAATTTATTAAAGTTTAAAGATTTTATATACAGAAATAATAAAGAAATTGTTGTGTTATGTTCCGATATAAAGGATGATGTTTTACAAGAAATTAAAAATATAAGTTCTAATATTTCTTTTTATCAACTAACTCCTTCCAATGCTTATAAAGCAACAGATTTAATATATTTAACAGGTGCAGATATTTTACCATTTGATTTTTCAACAAGATTAGAAGATTATAAATTTGGTAAGTTAAAAGAATTTATTTTTAAAGATAGCATATTATGTATTAGGGGTACGGAAGAATTAAAAGAGGATGACAAAAGAATAATACATTTAAAAAAGAAAGATACATATAATCGCTATTATATGATTTTAGGTAAAACAATAAAAATTGAGTGTCAAGAAGAAATAATGGAAAATGTTCGTGCAATAACATCTATAATTAGGTCTTTAAGTTTAGAAGGCGTGTTTTATGATATTGCCTCAACATTAAAATTATTATTAATATATTTTCAACAAAGTTATACAATGACTTTATTTTTAATAGAATTAATTAAAAAATATTTTGCCTTTAATAATGTTAATTCAATAAATGTTTATAAATTTATAAAGCAAGAGAATATGGATACAATTTTAAGTTTTAAAACAGGGGAATTTGTAAAAGAAAAATCTTTTACAACTATTTCCCTATATCTTAACACTTTCGGTCTTTTAGAAAGTAATATAGAGGTGATGAGTAAATTATATTAGAGGGTTTATGACAAATACAATATATGGTGTTAGAAAGTATACTGGTTCTAATAAAACCAAAAGGGAAGAAAAAATAGAGGTTGATGAAAATCTTTCAGAGGAAGAAAAACAAAAACAAATAGCGGAAATATTAAAACAAAGAGAGGAAAGAAACGAACGGAGAAATAATACTCAAAAAAGACTTTATATAACTTTAGAAAATATAGATGAAATGTTTTCTAATAATGATAAATACCCTGTAAGTTATGATTTTCTTTTTAACTTAATACAAGGAAAAGTAACAAAATATTTTAAAACCACTTTTTACGAAAGGAAAAAAGAACTTTCTTATACTTGTATGATGCGTCTTTATAGTATTTTAAAACGAAAGTTATTAAAATTAAAAGACCAACAAGGATTATTAAACCCAAAACCTGTGTTATTCTTTTATTTAAGTCAATTTTTTAGATATATTGATCTTCTTGTTTATAGTACCGTACATTATGGTACAATAGATTTAAAATATGAAGTTCAAGAACTAGAAGATTTACCTTTAATTCAAGAACTGTTTGAAGGTAATGATGATTATAAGATAGAGGAAAATATTGAAAGACAAGATAAAAGAAATAGAGTAAAACAATGCATAGATAATAGTTGTTTAACACCCAAAGAAAAAGCATTAGTACATAAAATTTATAGAACAAGTACATTTATGGGTGGTAATTTAACAAATAAAGATAGAGAAGAATTAAAACTTTTACAAGAAAAATTACAATTACAACCAGGATTATTACAAGATTTGGAGGATGTATGCAATGATTAAAGGTACAAATAAACTTAGAGATTCAATTTTTTATAAATTTGCATTAGATTGTATACAACAAGGTTTAAATCCTAATCAACTGCATAAAGAATTATTAAAAAAGGGTATGAAAGTATCAATACCTACAGTTAGGGATTTTTATAAAGATGTTAAAAAGCAAGGCATAAATGTGGAGCAAATGAATAGCAAACTTGATACTACTGCTATGCAATTAAACGATAAATTAAAATCAATGCCTAAACTTTCTACAATTTTTAATAGAAGAAATTTTTTGGTTGAAACATTATTATCACGAAGACAAAGATTAATAGATTATGCTGATGAAGGTCCTCGTACTGAACAACTAATGGAAATGTTTTATGTATTAGAAAAATTTATTAAAAATAAAGAAGAATCAAAAATATTACCAACAATAGAAAGTATAAAACATTTTATTAAAGTAAACTTTAAACCTACAAAACCAGATGCTTCAATAGAAAATTTAATAAGATTTTATACTATGGACATTCACGATATTTGTAAATATATAGAACAATGGACTTCACGATATGAAATTAGTGATTTGCTTGAAAAAATGTGTAAGGAAATTACTAAATGTGCAATAAGTGCTTTTGGTAATTATTTGAAAAATGAAAAAGAAGAAACAAGAGAAAGGATTATTA